AAAAAAAAAAATTGCAAAAAAAAAAAAAAAAGAACAAAAAAAAAAAAAAAAAAAAAAAAAAAAAAAAGAAAAGGAGGAAATAAAAATAATGAAATTGAAAGAAAAAAATGACGAAAAGACACGAAAGAAACGTGAAAAAGAAGAAAATAAAAAGGCAAAGGAAAATGAAAAGACACGCAAGAAACGTGAAAAAGAAAAAAAAAAAAAGAAAAAGAAAAAGGCGAAGGAAGAGGAAAAGACACGTAAGAAACGAGAACAGGAAAATAAAATTGAAAATAAATTAAAGAAAAAAAATGTAACTAAGAAAAACATGCCATTGAAAAAAAAATTGGTCATAAAAGACAATATATGTCCGATTTGTAAGACGAATCCATTAAATGTCCATAATAACGACCCGACATTACACGCTATTGAACATTTTAAAACTGGTGGAGTAAGCGTGCTCGATAATCTAAGTGAAAAAACATTAAACGCTATGTTGATTAAAACGAATGAAGTATATCGTAATCTTGGACCAAACGAACAACCACTTGTCAGCGATAATCAATACGATATTTTGGAAGATTATATCAAAGAAAAATATCCAAAAAGCAATATTATTGGTAAAATAGGAGCACCTGTAGAAAAAAATAAAATAAAATTGCCGTATGAAATGGCATCTATGGATAAAATTAAACCCGACACAAAAGCACTTCCTTCGTGGAAATCAAAATACAATGGTCCATATGTACTGTCATGTAAATTGGATGGAGTCAGCGGATTATATACCACAGAGAATGATAGTTTCGGTCTTTATACACGCGGTGATGGAAAAGTGGGTCAAGACGTATCACATTTCTTAACTTATTTGAAACTACCAAAAGACAAGGATATTGTTGTGCGTGGTGAATTTATTATGGCCAAGAAAACGTTCGAAACAAAGTATTCCAGTAAATTTGCGAACGCACGTAATTTAATCGCAGGCACAGTAAATCGCGTATCAATTAATGATACTGTAAACGACATGGATTTCGTTGTATATGAGATGATTAAACCAGTATTAAAACCTAGTGAACAAATGGAAAAACTGCGAGAACTCGGATTCAACGTTGTTCGTAATGAAACACATGAAAATATTAATAATGATGAATTATCGAAAATTCTGGTTGATTGGCGTGATAATTATGATTACGAAATTGATGGTGTTATTGTTACAAATGATCAAATATATTCTCGAAAATCGGGAAATCCTGACCATTCGTTCGCATTCAAAATGGCATTATCTGATCAAATGGCAGAAACAAAAGTATTAGACATCGAATGGAACGCTAGTAAAGACGGATATTTGAAACCAATTGTTCATATTGAACCCATAAAACTAAGTGGTGTTACTATTAAGAAAGCAACCGGATTTAATGGTGCGTTTATCGAATCCAATAAAATTGGTGTAGGTGCGATTATTCAAATTATTCGAAGTGGGGATGTTATTCCATATATACGCAATGTTATAACTCCTGCTGAACAACCACTTATGCCAACTGTAGATTACATTTGGAACGACAGTCACGTAGACATTATGTTGGAAAATAAAAATGACGATGAAAATGTGCGAAACAAAAACATTGTGGGATTCTTTAAAGGAATAGAAGTCGACGGATTAGGTGAAAAGAATGTTGTCAAAATGGTGGACGCGGGTTATGACAGTGTACCCAAAATTTTAGCTATGACAAAAGAACAAATACTATCGATAGATGGATTCAAAGAAAAAATGGCAGAAAAACTTCATTCAGGTATTGCGGAAAAAACCGAAAAGGCATCCTTATCTAAACTCATGTCTGTATCTAATATGTTTGGACGCGGTTTCAGTGATAAGAAAATAGAACTCATTTTGAACGAATATCCAAATATATTGTCTTCTACAGAAGACGAAGAAACGAAAGTAAAAAAACTAAAAGATATTAAGGGTATGGCATTAAAAACAGCGCAAGCATTTGTGAAAGAAATACCACAATTCATAGGATTCTTACAACAATGTAAATTAGAATCAAAATTGACAGTAAATCAAACACAACAAAATATAGTCATAGACGAATCACATCCTTTATATAAGAAATCAGTGGTCATGAGTGGAACTCGCGACAAAGAATTAGATAAAAAATTAAAAGACGTAGGAGCTTCATTAAGTACAAGTGTTACAAGCAAAACATTTTGTGTGATTACACCTGATCCAGAAAGTGATACGGGAAAAGTTGCGAATGCGAAGAAACTGAACATTCCACTATATACACCTGAAGCATTCAAAGAAAAATACCGTCTATAAAATTGAAATACCTTTCTTATTAAAGCATTATTAATAAAAACTTAATTATTAATAATGAATACAGTTACTACTTCAGAAAACGCACAAACTTCGTTGAAGAATGTCATTCATCCCGATGCTCGTCTTCTCATCGAAAATGGCATAATTAAATCGATGACCGTTATTGACTGGGGAAAAGCAATGGCGCGTGCCAATGAAATCATTCAAAAAGATCTACTTCGACATTGTGGAATAGTAGCATATGATCCTGAACTCGACACTGATTGCCCAACTATCGAAACAAAGAACAACAGTCCTGGATTTGATATATTAGCAATACATCCAATCACTGGTCAACCGCTAAGAATTCAATCCAAACTTCGCCAAGTAAAAGGAAAAGACGATTTCTCGCAACAAACCCATTTCGAAACTACGCGACGCCACAGTGAGAAAAATAAGGGTAATTCTTCGGATACTGGACATGTTGCATATTCTACCGATGAATTTGACTATGTTATGGTGACACTAGTCAATGTAGGAAAAGATGGTAAGTTGAGAGAGAATCGCAACAGCGTCGACAACTGGTCCTTCTCCATTATTCCTATTTCCGAATTAGTGAACAACGACAAGGGATGCTGTGTCACCTCTATCAGTTCCACACTGCTAAAGAAGCATCAATATAAGATCGACCCTGTAAATCCTCCTGTATTTTAAACCCAAAAAACATGAATAATTATAAAAATATAATTGCGAGTAATCGTAGTTATTTTTTTCAAGAAATTGACTGTTGAAATATTATCACCTCCTATCGTGTTCCATATCTTGTAAATAGTATCTTTGGTCTTGTCCATCATGACGTAAGTTATAATTGCTCCATTTCTTCAACTGTATGAGAAGTCCCTTCTACGTATATAGGGACAGATGGTTCTTTACTACAATAATCGCGACAAAACGGACACAAATTGTTCTTTACTATTATTTTATCCAAACATTCTTTACATGTTTGATGTTTATTTTCACACCCCGTTTCTACTATTTCCTTTTTATTTTCCATGCAAATAGCACAATATTGTAACCCCAAATCATCTTCACACACTGGACATTTTGTTATATCATCACTACAAGTATAACAGAGTTTATGTTTTGATTTACAACTACAATTTGTAACCATATTCATGTTTTCGCAATGAGAGCACTTTCTATAATGTTTGTAAATATTACGTTGTTGTTCTGTTATTTCATATATTTTATAATGAATATCCTCCATAACTTGATTATAAAAGTATTCTTCATATTTCATTTCTTGGTATTCTTCATCTGCTTTGCGAAATATTGGAACTAATGCTGTTCGTTTTTCTACATTTTTAGGAGTGGGATTGTGTATGAGTGATATTCTTTTTGCACGTTGCCATTGTATATATACTTCATCTCGTATTTGTTCTAATTCTAATAATTTTGGTTGCACATCATTAAAATATTTTTTATTTACATATTTTTCATATTTCCAAAATTTGTTTTTGACATTTTGTAATTTTGTTCTGTTGAAAATTGTATTAATATTTACATCATAATACAATTTTTGAATACGTTTGTCTTGATCGTGAAGAAATTGTTTTCGTAATTGTTCCATTTTATATTTATTTATTGGGATTGATATAATTAATTTATCAAGAAAAAAAATTCAATTTTATATTATTTACTATTACTAGAGGTTTGAACAGTTAAATTAAAATATAAAAATATAATTGTTAGTAATCGTAGTTATTTTTTTCAAGAAATGGACTGTTGAAATATTTCCCGACCATCATTGTTTATATCAAGTAACAGATAATTACGATTTTGTTTCATACACGCACGTCCTAAAACACCCGATCCAGCAAATATATCCATACATAAATCACCTTCATTTGAATATAATTGAATTATGCGTTCCAATAATTTCACGGGTTTTTGTGTAGCATATTGTAATTTTTCTCCAACTTGTATGTTACTAATATCACACCAAACATCACGTAAAGGAATTCCCTGCATTTCATCTAAGAACCGCTTGATTCTTGGTATATTGCTTTTATTATACGCTAATCGATTGTCTTCATCTAACGTTTTCATTTTCTCTTTTGTTACATACCATTGTTTCTCAGCACCTTTCCATTCATATCTTAAATTCAGTCTTGGATTTACATCAGGTTGTGAATTATGTAATGCGGTAGTGACATATTCTTTTTTATGAATTTCGCAAAACTTGACATTTGATTTCTTCTTATATTCTTCGTCATATGGAAAATATTGCGGATTGAATTTAGCGTTTCCCTTTCCCTTTTTTGAATACACAATAATTGTATCATGAAATCGATTAAGTTGATACAGATTTTTTGCGTTTCCACCGGTTTGCCAAACAATCTCATTTTTAAAATTGTTTAATCCGAATATTTCATCGCAAATAACCCGGAAATAATGAGAAATCTTAGGTTCAATATGTATGACAATATTACAATTGGGTTTTAAGCAACGCTCACATTCTATAATACGCAATTTAATGAATTCAATATAATCATTTACACTTTTAAATTTATCATCAAAATTGAAGAAATTACGTCCCGTGTTGTACGGAGGATCGAAATAAATAAAATCAATCGAATTATTAGACAACTGTTTTAAATAATCTAAATTGTCTCCTACATAATATTCATTTTCTAGAGTATTCATAGTATTAGTTGATATTTCCATTTTATTATTTGGAATGTTAGTGTTGGTTAAAATCAATTTTTTCGAAAGCATTAACTAATCCACAAATATTGATTTTAATTCATTTATGTTTATATATAAAAATAAACTTCTGTTATTATATTAATGTTTATTTATAAATTTAAGGATTTACCTCTCATTTTTATATTTAATGAGAAATGTGCTTGTACAACAATTAAAAATATGATAAACGATATTGATCATTTATACGATACTGAAAAATATTTCGATGTTCATAGACATCAATTTTCGAATATGTCCATTGATGAATTATTTATAGACAATGAATCAATTGTATTGTTTTTTTCACGTAACCCATATAGTCGTTTTTTAAGTGGATATAGTAAAATTCGCTATAAAAGTATATTGAAATTACGACTGGATTCGAGTAAAACACAACGTAAATGTAACGAATTAGTGAAAAATGGTAATATTAATATCGATGAATGGGCTGAAATCATTCACAAAATAGAACCCAAATATTTAGAATCGCATTTTCGCCCCCAAACCCATGGTTTAGAAGAATTTTTAAAATTAGACAAAGTTATATTATACGATATTCATAAATTGAGTCAAGTACATAATTATTTAGAACAAACATTTCAGATTTCACTTCCATGTGAAATACATGATAGTTATGATTTAAAAAAAGAAGAACCAAACGAAAAAACAAAACAACTTGTGGTAGAATATTATAAATACGATTTTGAACTACTAAATTATTCTACAGTTTTTTCAATGTAATTTTATTTTTAACAAGGGTTTAAAAATAAAATACTATTTGTTATTAGTGAATGAAACCAATCAAAAGTTATATCTGCGGTTGCGCCTATAATGTTGAACCTTATTTAGAAAAAGTATTAATAAATATACAAACACTGTGTGAATGTTTTGACGATTATTATATTATTTTTTCATATGATGATTCTGAAGACAATACTCTTTTATTATTGGAAGAATTTGCCAAGAATTATCCAAATAAAATAAGAATTGTACAAGGAAACAATGAGTTGGGAAATATTCGTACGCAAAATATAGCAAATGCGCGAAATAAAATATTAGACACCATAAAAGAAGTGGATTTGAAAGATTTTGACTATTTTATTATGATGGATATGGACGAAGTAAATGAGGGGAAAATGAATGATTCTGTACTAAAGTCATTTGTTGAGTGTGAACGTAACGAAACACCTTTACCATGGGATTCATTGTCATTTAATCGTGTTATTTATTATGATTTATGGGCGCTTTCTATTGAACCTTATACTTTTAGTTGTAATCATTATAATAATGTTCGAAAAATAAAACATCTTATGGTTCAACGCGTAAAAGACGCAATGGGACAAGCACTTTTACAAGATCCTAACCATGGTCTTGTGTCTTGTATTTCAGCATTCAATGGATTTGCAATTTACCGAAAAAATAAATTCATAAACATCAAATATGAATGGAATGTTCATAAAACACTCACCATTTATCCTAAAAGTAGAATTGATCAAATGTCTCGAGCAGTTTTTGAACAACCTATAAATCGTCACGATGATTGTGAACATCGTTATTTTCACATACGCGCTTCACAAGTAAATAAAGCAAATATTTGTATTTCTCCGATGTGTTTATTTCCATCATAGTTCATCATAACTATTTAGAATATCTTCGTTTGTAAAATACACGAATCCAAATATACAACATAATACTATTACAACTATTACTAATTCCATTAATAGTTGTAACTTATTTGTCTTTATCTATATTTACTTTCTCTTTCTCTTTGTTTTTCCATCACTTTTCTTAAATAATTTGAAAGTTCCCTTCTTAGGTTTGAAACCGGCTTTTTCAAGACGCTTCATTTTTTTAGCAGTGGCATGCTTCTTTCTGGAAACAATTCTTCCGCGTTTGTTCATCATAAGATGTTTTTTGTGTAAACCGCCAGAAGTATGCTTGGCTGTTCCGTGCCATACTTCAGCGCGAGATCCTAGAGCTTTCACGTGTCCAGACATTATATACTAGTAATAGAAATTATTCGTATTGCTAAATATTACTTCATTTACGATTTTTATGTGTAGATTTTCTTCGCTTATTCTTTGATTTTCGTTTTGTGCTTTTTTTTACATATCCAAATTTCCCCTTTTTCGCAAAAAACCCATATTTTTCTAAACGCTTTTCTTTTCGGGATGTGTCATATTTCACTTTAGAAACAATACGTCCGTGTTTATTAACAACTAAATCTGCTTTTGTTAATTCGCCACTGGTTTTATATGCTGTTCCATTCATTACTTGTTCCCTAGAACCAAATAATTCTTTGTATTCAATACCTTTTATTGTATATGTTCCTTTGATTGGATCACGAACAGGTCGCTTCATTTATATTATAACAAGATATTATCACAATTTCATACAAAAATTACGACCTATTAACTTTCCACGCACATATACATTTTGCATTTTTGTGCAATTTGTCACTGCTTTATAATTCATTTCTTGACTCGAATTTGAAGTTTGAGCAATTTTACTATATTTTTGTTTACACGTTAATGGGTTTTTAGTTGATTCTAATGACTTTATTGCTAAAGAACGTTGTTCATTTGTTTGATAAGATCGATCATATTTAAACATAATGGGCGCCATTATATAGTTATTCTCATTTTAACATATAATGAAAAAATATGTTAAAAAAAATATCTAGTTGTATGATATTATGTTGTCAATCGGTATTAACGGTTTCGGACGAATAGGTAAGTGTGTATTTCTCCAACTTATTTACAATCATACAATGGATGTAAAAGTAATCAATGCTCCTGATTTTGATATTCAAAAAATCGAATCTTATTTAAAACGTGATAGTGTACATCAATATAACAAACATTTTCATGTAAATGTTATTGACAATGATACTTTTGAAATTAATGGAAAAACAATTCATCTTTTGCGCAATCGTGATGCAAGTCAACTTGAATGGAGGAAATATGGCGTAAATCATATTATTGACGCAACAGGTGTATATTTGACACAAGAAAAAGCATCTCAACATGATGTTGATTATATTGTTATGAGTGCTCCAGCAAAAGACAGTAGTCCATTATTTGTATGCGGAGCAAATGAAAACAACTATAAAGGAGAAAAAATTGTAAGTAACGCTTCTTGTACGACTAATTGTATTACACCCGTTTTACGACATTTAAGTGATAATTACGGTATTAAGCAAGCAAACTTTACAACAATTCACGCTTCTACAGCAAGTCAGAAAGTAGTAGATACAGCACATTCAAAAAGTCGCACAAATCGTTCCATTTTCAATAATATTATTCCTCATAGCACAGGTGCTTCTTCTTCTATTGCGAAAATTCTCCCTGAATTAGAAGGAAAAGTAGTAGGTACATCTGTACGTGTTCCTGTAAATAGTGTATCTTTGGTAGATTTAAATGTAGAAATTGACACCGAAAGCAATTTAGAAACTATATTAGAAAAAATGAAACAAGATCCTTATTTACAGGTACTAAGAGAGAATATTGTCAGTTCGGATTTGCTTTCTAGCGAATGCCCTTCAATCGTCGATGAAAAAGCATCTATGGAATTAGGAAATAACCATTTCAAACTGATGATTTGGTATGATAATGAATGGTCTTACGCAAGTCAAGTCATTAAATTAATAAAAGTTATATATGATCACAATAGTCATCCTCACTTTATTGAGAACTTAAATTTTCAAGGGAAAGATGTACTATTACGTCTTGATTTGAATGTTCCTGTAAAAGATGGTGTAATTACAAGTAATTTCCGCATTACTTCAGCACTTCCTACTATTCGTCGCATTTTAAAAGATGAACCAAATCGCTTGATAATCGGGTCTCATTATGGTAGACCTGAAGGCGTGGATCAAGAGTTTTCAATAAAGTTTTTAATTCCTGAATTAGAACAATTGCTAGGAAAACATGTGGGATTTTTAAATGAAGGACTCCATGATACTACTTTACAACGCCTGAAAAGTGAACCTGATTATAAAATATATTTAATGGAAAATTTACGTTTTCATGAAGAAGAAACAAATTATAAAAAAATGGATTTAACAAATAATAACGCATATAACGTCATTCAACAATTGGGCACAGTGTATGTTAATGACGCATTTGGATGTATGCATCGCGACCATTTAAGTATTGCTGGTGTTCAAATGGAGGAAAAAGCATATGGGTATTTGATTGATAAAGAACTTTCATCACTTCAATCTATTACGAAAAACGAATCTTCCAAAAAGATTTTGGCCATTATTGGTGGTGGAAAAATGGACGATAAATTGGAATTGTTGAAAAATCTCTCTAAAAAGGTGGATCATATTTACATTTGCGGTGGAAACATTAATTCAATTATTAAGAACAACATGGCAGATTATTTAAATACAATCCAATCAAACAAAGCTAAGATCACTCTAATGTGTGATGGTTTGTGTGCTGAAAAACTAGAAGACGATCCTAAACATATTACCATTGACAAATTAAATAGTAACGAGTCCTTTTTTGATATTGGAATGAAATCATTGAATCATTTACATAAACTCATTAAACAACATGATATTGTATTTTGGAATGGAACATTAGGTGTAGTAGAAGACGAAAAATACAAACAGGGTTCGGAAATATTGGTTCATTTACTGAAACAAGAATTGAAACGTTGTGACGACAAGAAAGTAATTGTCGGTGGCGGTGACACAGGAGGTTTTACAAACAATTACAAACACAATTTTACCCATATTTCAACAGGTGGTGGCGCTTCCATTGAATATATTTCATTTGACACATTACCTGGTTTAGAATATTTTGATTAATTAATAGTATTACAATGTTTACAAACAAAAAAACGCTCACCATAAGGACCTTCTTCGCGTTCAATTTGCCATTCATGTTCTTTGTGATGCTTTATACAATTATCTCTAATATCAACTTCTGTCAATTCGATTCTTTGTTTTAATTTTTCTAAATGTCTATTTAATTCATATATTTCAGAGTAAATGGATTGTCTTTTTTGAACAAGTTCCTTATGACTGTCATTGAATTCCTCCATAGGTAATTATATAATTTGGATTTATATAATTATGAAAAATATTTTGTCTAAAAATATATTTGAAAAATATATAAATAATATCTAATTATAATATATATTATGCAGATCTTTATAAAGACACTTACTGGAAAAACTATTACACTTGATGTGGAAGCAAGTGATTCAATCGACAATGTGAAACAAAAAATTCAAGAAAAAGAAGGTATTCCTCCTGATCAACAGCGTCTTATTTTTGCTGGAAAACAATTAGAAGATGGACGCACATTAAGTGATTATAATATTCAAAAGGAATCTACTCTTCATTTGGTTCTCAGATTAAGAGGTGGTGTTTTTGATCCTACCTTAGCAGCATTGGCAAGAACTTTCAATTGTGAAAAGAATATTTGTCGTAAATGTTATGCTCGTCTTCCTCCTCGTGCGGTAAATTGTAGAAAAAAGAAGTGCGGTCATACTAATCAATTAAGACCTAAAAAGAAATTGAAATAATTATTATTTTCACGATTTTCTATTATAATATCATGTTATTATAATATAAATATGGATACTATTAAAAAAGGGAATTTAGCAAGAAATGTAAGAAATATATTTAAAGAAATAGAAAAATTATATGAGAATAAGAATTTGGATGAAAAATCTAAAATAACACAAATAACCACCATTATTACAAAAAATAAAGATTTGTTTAAAGAAAAAACATTTTTAAAGAATAAATCAGTATTCGACTATATTAAACAATTTAATACAAAATGCTCTCCAATTACATCCAGTAATATGGTTCATACAATTGACAAAAAAATTTCATATTTAGAAAAAAATCCTGAATTAACAAAATTAATTGGTAAAATATTAAAAGAAGAAGTACAACAATCAATCGATCCTATTAACAACGAAAATGACTTTTGTGAAGATATTGAAACATCACAATGTTCTTCAAAAAATTATAATAGAAATCAAGTAATATGTAATCTACAAAAAGGAACGGAAATTGAAAATGCCGAAAATAGTAAAAGTTGTACACTGGCAAATAATTGTAAACATCAACCGACAAAAAATGTTGATGATAAAGTAGTTGAAGAAGTACCTGAAGAAATATTCGAAAAAGTACCTGAAGAAGATACTGAAGAACCACAATTGAATAATGAAAAAGTAACTGAAGAACCACCAAAGAAACGAGGTTGGATGAGTAGGTTTTTTGGAAAATCTGGTGGTAAGTCTAAAAAGTCTACAAAACGCAAAAATAAAATGACAAAAAATAAGAAAAAAAGTAAACGTAAAACACGTTCAAAAAAATAATTAGATAATTTTCTCAAGAAATTTATTTAATTTATAAAATATAATATTAATATAAATGGGAAAAACACGTAAAATATTTAGCAAGTCAAAAAAGTCACATAAACGTCGCAAAACAAAAGGGAAAAAGTATATTCATAAAAAAACTGTTCGTCGTGGTAAAAAAACAGGTGGTTTAGTTGGTGCTGCTGAAAATGTTGAAAAAGAAGTGAAAGAAATAGAAAAACTACTTATTATAGGTGGTTCAAATAATTATGAAAAAGCAATTGAGTTATTAATCAAATTAACCAAATCAGGAAAAACATCCTGTAGAAAACCTGGTTATATTCTTAAAAAAGATGAAATATGTGAATTAGATAAAACAAATTCATATGACAAAGCAAATCAATTGTTTAGTTTTATTGAAGGTAAAGTAGAAAAAGACGAAACTATAAATGGTTCGATAAAAAAAATTGATTCAAGAATGAATAAGGAACAATTAACTGAATTATTGGACGAAAAAAAACATAGGGAAAATAAATTGAAAGAAAAAAGTTTTAGTGAAAAAACACTAGGTATATACTTGAATCAAAAAGGAAAGGAAATAGGAGAATTTTATGAAAACAATTTAATGAATGCCACGATTGTATTGAATTCTGAATGGTACGGATTGTTTTTAAATAAAGTATTCATGTACAAATTTTTAAGTGAAAACAATAAACGTTATTTAGAAATATCAAATGAAAATCCTGAATTAGGATTAGAAAGAATTGTGTTAGATGCCCAAGAACAAACAGGTGAAGATCCTATCCCACTATCTAGTAAATATGATGAATTTTCACATCCATTAAGAACATGGATTTTAGAAAGTGGAAAAGGAGGACAACGATCAGTTGAAAGTTATAAAAGAAGAAACAGAACAATATTTAAAGAAGTCCTTGAATATTTCAAGGAAGAAAATCCACATTTTGAAGAATCTGTAAATAATGTTATAGAAGGATTAAAAATGGATCAAGAAAAGGAAAATTTAAGCGAAGATAATTTAAATAACGAAATTAAAGAACTTTTGGAATGGGAAAAAACATCAGAAAAAGAAATTTATGATGAAAAATTTGGAAAAACATATAAAAATAATGATTGGCGTAGAAAATTAAATCTATTAAAAAAAAAAGAAAAAAATGAGAACTGGACAAATACTGTTAAAAAGAGAGAAATGTAAAAGTTCATTTTAAATAGATAAGTTTATATATAAATTTATCTAACATACTACAAAATTTTAATTGATTATTCTTTATATTTCATTAGGTGATCATGTTCAATTTCCAATAAACGATTGAATTTTGCTACGCGTTCACCACGACAAGGACTTCCAATTTTCAAATATTTCGCACCAATACCAACCGCAATATCTACAATATATGCGTGATTTGTTTCACCTGAACGATGCGAAACAATGACATTGTTTCCTTTATCCATCATCATTTTCGCCCCTTCTACTGCTTCACTAATTGTACCAATTTGGTTTACTTTTAATAACAAAGTGTTCGCCCAATTATCTTCCAAACCTTGCTTGATCAATTTTGGATTTGTTGTAAATAAATCATCTCCTACAATCATTATTTTATCAGAAAACTGTTCATAAAACTTCTTCCATGAATCATAATCTTGTTCGTGAAAACCGTCTTCGATACTTTTCAACGCAGGATGATTTTCAATCAATGTACCATAATAATCTACTAATTCACTTCCAGTTAAAAAGGTTCCCTTTTCTACTTCATATAATTTAGTGGATTCGTCATAAAACTCACTAGCAGCACAATCCAACGCAATAAACACGTCTTGACCCACAATATAATTAGACAAAACAATTGCCTGTTCAATGACACACAATGCTTCTTCAGCACTATAAATAGGAGGACAAAAACCTCCTTCATCGCCAATAGATTTTGCTTGTTCGCCGTATTTCTCTACTAAAATCTTTTTCAAATTATGATATACTTCGCAATAAATACGTACTTGTGCTGAAGTATTTAAGTCTTCACGAGCAAAAATCATAAACTCTTGTATTTTCAAATCTTCTGTAACACCATGTTTTCCACCATTAATAATGTTGACAAAAGGTGTAGGTAAATTCAAATGATCAGCATGATCAATCATTTTATAATGATCCACAAAATATTGGTACATTTCTTGGTCTTTCATATTTGACGCAGTATTAGCCATACAAAAACTCAACGCAGTACTACTGTTTCCACCATAATTTGTCTTCATTTCAGTTCCGTCTAAATCAATGAATTGTTTGTCACAATTGGACAAATCACTAATGGTTTTTTCGGACAATACAAAATGATCGTTTAATTCGTGAATTTTGTCAATAGCATTAAATACAGACTTGCCATGAAATAACTTCTTATTACCATCGCGCATTTCACATACTTCAGTTGAACCACAAGAAGCGCCACTTGGGGTAGACCCTTTTCCAACACATTTGTTAGTTGCTTTTTCTACACAACGTACTTCAATGGAAGGAAATCCGCGACTATCTACAATTTGGTAAGCAGTTAATTTATACGCATTCTTATATTTATAACTCTTGTTTTGAGTATCAATTTCAATAGGAACTGCGGTTCCAATTTCGAAACTTTCAATAGTTGATGGCGATTTTATTCCTAAATGGACAAATAGAGCTCGTAAACTATTGCCATGCGCCACAAGAAGAACCTTTTTACCGGATTTAAGTAAAGGGGCAATATATTCATTATAAGAGCGTCCTACACGTAGGGCAACTTCATGTAAATTTTCTCCACCAGGAGGTCCTTGTGTATAAGAACGACGCCATGTTTTTACCTGATCATCGCCATATTTTTCTCTTAATTCAGTTTTGTTTCTTCCAGTTAAATCTCCATAATCGCGTTCTTGGAAATCCACAATTTTATGGATGTGTTTTGTTTCTTTTTGAAATGTTTGTACAATTTCAGCAGTTTGTATAGTGCGTAATAATTGACTTGAAAAAATTGCGTCAAAATCATATTTTCCTAAAACTTTTCCAGCGTTCGATGCTTCGTGTTTTCCTTGTTCACTCAATTCAATATCAACAAGTCCAGTAAACTTGTTTTCCTTGTTCCAGACTGATTGTCCGTGACGTAATACTACCAACATTATATTATACAAAAATATAATATAAAGATATTTTTAACTATTTATTCTTTTTTTTTCTCGTCTTTCTCAACTTTCTCTTCCTCTTTCTTCTCACCAAATACCCATGACAAAAGACCTGATTTTTCCTCTTTCTTACATGAAGAGTTAAATTCCTCTACAAACTCTTTACAATGTTCATCGTCACCTTTCTCTAGACACTCATTCATTTTCTTAGCAAGCTCTTCACAGTTGAACTCTTTGTTGTCAGACATATTATATTATATTATAATGCCTATAATAAAATATATACAAATATTACGAAGGAATCCAATATTCATCGCGTTGACGTCTTCGTCGAACATAATCAACGGGTGTTTCACGTACTTCTTCTTCTAAAGGAGCGCTTGGTAATACTTCGTGTGTTGGTACACTTGGAAATACAGGCAACGCTTCTACTACTTCAGCGTGTGCCAATGGGGGTAATTCATAATTATAGTTATTTACATTTGGTGGAACATATCCATTTTCCAATTGAGAATGATATTGTGTGTGTATATGCGTTTTTCTATAATTTTCCTCCAAATATCTCATTTTATAAATATATTTTTTATACCAATAATCTTTTTTATCTTTGTATTGTTGACGTATTTCTGGAGAACATGTGTTACATATTTCATAATATTCATTATATTTATTTTTTGCGTTTACATATGCCAAAACATCTTTTTCTAATAAAAGTACCGAAAAACGATTGTTATTAATTGTCATTATAAAATAACATGTAAAATTATAATTTACCGAGATTTTGAATGGTTTTTAAAGCAGAATCAGGAGTAACTGAAATTGTATCAATATTTTCTCCGATCAAAAACTTACAAAACTCAATACTATCAGATGGTTGTTGACCGCAAAACCCTACTTTAACACCATGTTCCTTATATGTTTTAATTGCCATAGAAATCATACGACGATAACTCATGTTTTCATCATCTGACAAATAACTGATTTTGTCACTATCGCGATCTACGCCTAATGTAAGTTGTAGTAAATCATTGCCTCCGATAGAAACACCATCCAACATAGGACTGAATTGATCGGCCTCAATGACGTTAGAAGGAATTTCACACATCAAGAAAATACGCAATTCATTTTCACCGCGTACTAGACCATGCGATGCCATTGTGTCAATTACTAATTGACATTCTTTGGGAGTTCTACAGAAGGGGATCATTACTACTACATTTGTCATTTTCATAATATCACGAGCATATTTGATTGCCTCGCATTCCAATTTAAACGCATCCTTATATTCGTCAGAATAATATCGTGACGCACCACGCCATCCAATCATAGGATTTTCTTCATCAGGTTCGTATAATTCACCACCAATTAAATTGCGATATTCGTTTGATTTGAAATCAGACAAACGTACAATCACATCATTGGGATAGAACGCAGAAGCAATTTTCGCAATACCCTTTGCAAGACGTTTAATATAATACCATTTTCCACTATCGTAATTTCCAATGACTTTATACACTTTTTCACGAACATCTTCGCGAATATTAGGATAATGATAAAGTGCTAAAGGATGGATCTTAATATAATTACTTACAATGAACTCTAAACGCGCTAGACCTACACCACTGTTGGGAATTAATGAATTCTCGAACGCTGATTCAGGATTTCCGACATTCATCATCAATTTCACAGGAAGTTCCATACCTTTGGAAACGGACAATTTGTCAATATGGAATGGCAACTGGTCTTTGTAAATAATACCAGTTTCACCTTCCGCACAGGAAAGAGTTACATCTAGATTGTTTTCAAGTTGTTTCGTTGCGTTTCCACAACCAACAACGGCGTTCAATGCCAATTCACGAGCAACAATTGCGGCGTGACAGGTACGTCCACCTTTATCTGTAACAATACCCGATGATATTTTCATAATAGGTTCCCAATCAGGTGTAGTCATTTCAGTGACTAAAATATCTCCTTTATTGAAATCTGCCGAATCGTGAATATCTTTCAATATTTTCACCTTTCCACTACTAATGCGATCACCAACAGCAACACCTGTTAAAATTTGCTCACCCTTTTTGTCTAAAACGAAATTCTGGATCTCTAAATTATCTCCATCATTACTGTGAACTGTTTCAGGGCGGGTCTGAATGATATAAATATTATGATCATTTCCATCAATTGCCCATTCGACATCAACGCCAATGTCCTTTTCCATCATTTTGGAATAAGCTTTTTCTAATTGAAGCAAATAGCGCCCTAAAGTAACCATTTGACTGTTAGACATACTATAATTTAATTTCTCGAATTCGTTGGTGTCTACCTCTTTCACGCCTCCATTTTCTAAATCATACACTATCTTCGAATTTTTATCACCCTTCTTTTTGATAATAATAGGGTCACCTTCAATATCATAAAGTACACGTTTGTCTAAAATAAATTCATCAGGTTTCACACCACCAGAAACAACCAATTCTCCTAAACCAAATGCTGAATTAATAACAATTGCTTTGTTATATCCTGTTTCGGGATCCAATGAAAAAGCAACACCAGCAGCACCAATATCTGATCGAATCATTTTCTGTACAGCAACAGAAATCTTGACATCTTCTAAAGGAATGTTGTGAGTTTTTCTGTATGAAATAGCGCGACTGTTAAAAAGAGAAGCAAAACATTCTTTCACCGATTTTACTAATTCCTCACCACCACATACGTTCAAATAGGTGTCATGTTGACCAGCAAAAGACGCATTAGGTAAATCTTCAGCTAAAGCACTAGAACGAACCGCAACTTCCATATTTTCGCGTCCATATAGCATGGATAATTGATTGTAACTAGAAACAAGAAGTTCATGATGTTCATCAGACAATTTCGCACTACTTACAACATTTCTAAGTTCTTGTGACTTTTCTTCTAATTGTTTAATATTAGTTGGATCAATTTCATCCAACATAGATACAATAGTAGATCCCAATTCATTGTATTTCACAAATTCATCGTATAAATTTATGGTAACAGCAAAACCGTCGCCAATTGAAAAACCAATTCTTTTGGCAATTCCGTGTAATTCACCTAAAGAACTACATTTTCCACCAACTAGGTGTTTGTTTTTGTATGAACAGTCTTTGAACCAAATTATCTCGTCAGTCATGATTATATAATGAAAAATGATTATATAATTTTATAAAACGATAAACGACCTAAATCCCTAAAAGATTCAAAGTAAGAGTAAATGGAAGGAAAAAATCATTTACAAACGCATATCCTTACACCAATATGTAGAAAAACATTCTAATTGTGCGTTGACATGTGCTTTTACTTCAGGAACTTTTTGCTTCTTATTGGCAAATGTTTCTGTTCCTGGTGTACGTTTTACATACCGTGCGTATTCCATTTTTTTACTGGAACCGGTGTAATTATTGTTATGCTTTTTAATTTCATCTTTCTTCTTTTCTAAATATTCGTCTCGTAATGCTGGAACATATGGACATACATATTCACATCGTCCAGCACTACAATTTGCTTTGAATTTATCTGTAGCAATATTATTAGTGCTTCCACAAGATCCACCGCGCTGTTTATTACAGTCATAATAATCTAAAAATTGATTTGGAATGTGTTTTTTTGCACGTCCTACATATGTAGTATTGAAGATAGGAATATTTTTGGGACCACTTCCGGTATTAAAATTTGGATTTGAATCGCAATTTGCTTTTGTTTCACACCAATCTGAACAAGGTTTACATTTATTACACCATGGTCGTTGATCAACAGACGGATAAGATATATCTTGTTGTTCTATTTTAGTACCATCACAATTCTTGCACCATACTGTCATTTTATATAGTGTAAATTGAGAAAATATAAAATTGAATCAAATTAAAGTTTTAAGATATAACTAAATATATTACTATTATCATGAGTAGTGAAGCCGGACTTGCCAAACAATATCAACGTAAAACTGACAAACAGCATATTCTAGACAATCCCGATACATATATTGGGTCTGTTGAAAATATAGATGCAGATATGTGGATTTACGATGACGAAAGTCAACGCATTGTTCAAAAGAATATACATTACATTCCTGGTCTATATAAGTTGTATGACGAGGGTATTGTCAATTCCAGAGATCACGTCATGCGTATGATTCAATCGCCATTATTAGATAAACGTTTTGTTTCGTATATTAATACAACTGTTCAAGATGATGGTACAATCATCTTTTCCAATGATGGAAATGGTATTGATATTGCCAAACACCCAGAATATGATATTTGGATTCCGGAACTTATTTTCGGTCATTTGCGCACATCCACCAACTATGACAAAAACGAAAAACGCATTGTTGGTGGAAAGAACGGTTTTGGATTTAAATTAGCTCTTATTTGGTCAACATATGGGCAAATTGAAACATTAGATCATACGCGTGGTCTAAAATATGTTCAAGATTTCCGAAATAATCTCAATGTCATCGAACCTCCAATAATAACTAAAGTTCCAAAAACGTCTAAACCATATACGAAAGTTATATTCAAACCCGATTATCAACGTTTTGGTATTCCTGGATTGTCAAAAGATATGGTAGGACTCTTGAAAAAACGCGCATTTGATATTGCTGCGGTGACAGATCATTCTATTAAAAAGGTAAAAATCGGATTTAATGATGATCTTGTTCCCGTTAAGAGTTTTCAACATTATGTGGATATGTATGTAGGTTCAAGAACTGAAACCAAACGCATATATGAATCAAAGGACGAACGCTGGGAATATGCGATTGCTCTAGCACCAAACCATGAATTTACACAAGTGTCGTTTGTAAACGGCATCTGTACATTTAAAGGTGGTAAACATGTGGATTATATTATGAATCAAATTACACGCAAATTGTGCGATTATATTGAGAAAAAGAAGAAAATCAAGGTGTCCCCTACATCAATTAAGGAGCAACTTATGGTGTTTATTCGCTGCGATATTGAAAACCCTGCTTTTGATAGTCAAACAAAGGATTACATGAATACTCCTGTTGCGAAATTCGGATCATCATGTACAATAAGCGATGGATTTGTAGAGAAAGTTGCTAAAATGGGGGTCATGGACGTGGCGTGCTCATTGACAGAAGCGAAGGAAAACAAAGCAGCTAAAAAAACCGATGGGTCTAAAACCAAAAACGTACGCGGTATTGCCAACTTTATCGATGCGAACCAAAGTGGAACAGTGAACTCAAAGGATTGTATTCTCATTTTGTGTGAGGGACTTTCAGCATTGTCTGGTATTGTTTCTGGATTGTCGAGCGAAGATCGTAATACGATTGGTATTTATCCATTGAAGGGTAAGTTACTCAATGTTCGCGGAGAGCAAATTAAGAAAATTGCCGACAACAAGGAAATCACTGATATTAAGAAGATCCTAGGACTAGAAACCGGTTGCGAGTATCAATCTTTAGGCGATGTTCATAAGCACCTACGTTATGGTAAAATCATGGTAATGACCGACCAGGATTTAGACGGTTCTCATATCAAAGGTCTGTGTATCAACTTATTTCACAGTGAGTGGGCATCACTTGTTCATATTCCAGGATTCATCTCCTTTATGAATACTCCTATTTTGCGTGCCAAAAAGGGTTCTCAAACAAAACTCTTTTACAACGATGGTGAATATGCTCAATGGAAGGAAAGTTTAGGAGAAAATGGAATACAAGGTTGGACCATTAAATATTTTAAGGGTTTAGGAACATCTACATCCAGTGAGTTTAAGGAATATTTTGCAAATAAGAAAATCGTCGATTTTGTTCACACTGGTGAAAGTAGTGACGATTGTATTGACAAAGTATTTAACAAAAAACGTCCAGATGATCGCAAAACATGGTTGGAGAATTATGATAAGTCGGCATATTTAGACACAAGTAGCGATAAAGTAAATTATGAACAATTTATGAATCGTGAGATGATACATTTTAGCACATATGATTGTGCCCGTTCTATTCCTAATATGGTCGACGGATTGAAGATCTCTCTCAGAAAAATCCTGTTTTCAGCATTCAAACGTAAATTGACAAGTGAAATTAAGGTCGCACAATTTTCAGGTTATGTTTCAGAACATAGTGCCTATCATCACGGTGAAGCATCACTAAATGGTGCTATTGTGAATATGGCGCAAAACTATGTTGGTTCAAATAACATCCATTTGTTACAACCAAATGGTCAGTTTGGAACGCGACTACATGGTGGCGATGATTCGGCATCGGAGAGATATATATTTACAATGTTGAATCCATTGACGCGTTCCATTTTCCCGGAAGCAGATGACGCAATTTTGAATTATTTGAACGATGATGGAACACTAGTAGAACCAGAGTTTTATGTACCCATTATTCCATTTGCTCTTATGAATGGTATTTCAGGGATTGGAACCGGATTCTCGTGTTCGGTTCCAGCATTCTCACCAAACCAAATAGTTGATTATTTGCGTTTCAAATTGAAAGGAGAAGAACCTTCTGCTGTGGGAGAATTCCTACCTTATTATGAGGGTTTTAAAGGAACCATTCAAAAAGTTGATAATAACAAATATTTGACAAAAGGTGTATATGAGAAAATCGACAATGACAAAATTCGTATTAGCGAACTTCCTATTGGAACATGGACCATGCCTTATGTGACTTATCTAGAGGGTCTTGCTGACGGAACCACTGATAAAAATGGAAAGAAAGTGTACCCATCGATTCGTGATTTCACATCCATGTCTACAGAAGTCAATATAGATATTTCGGTTACATTCCCTCGTGGAAAACTTGCTGAATTGGAGGCAAAAATAGATCCTCAAACAAATTTGAATGGAATTCAAAAGCTATTGAAATTATCCTCGTCGGTTTCAAGTACAAATATGCATATGTTTGATAAAGAGTGTAAATTGAAAAAATATGGTTCCGTAGAACAAATTATTGATGACTTTTACGATGTACGTTTGGAAACTTACAGCAAACGTAAGAAACAGATGATTGTTGATTTGGAAAAGTTGCTAGTAAAATTGTCAAATCGCGCAAAGTATATATTGGCAACATTGGAGGGTTCAGTTGATTTGCGAAAGAAAAATGCGGCAACAGTAAAAGAATTGATGATCTCTAAGGAATTTGATCAAATGGACGGAAACTTCAATTATTTGATCAAAATGCCCATGGATTCGGTGACTGAAGAAAATGTGGAAAAAATTGTGAAAGAAAAGACAGATGCCGAAAAGCAACTGAATAAGTTGAAGAAAACAAAATTGGAAACAATGTGGTTGTCTGAACTAGAAACACTTCAATCTGAATACAAGAAATATCAATTAGTTCGAGAAAAGATTCAAAAAGGCGAATCGTCAACTAGTGTAAAAAAGGTGAAAAAACGGGTTGTTAAAAAGAAATAAACATTTTCTAGATATTATATATAATGTTACTTGCTTGTGTATTGAATATTTTTTATAGAAGAAAATATAAGTCCTGAAAAAATATTTTCTTATGTTAATATATAAATGTTTCCAAACAAGGGTTCTATCAAAAATATTGATGACCGAAAAAATCAGTTATATAAAAAAATGATGGACGAAGGATTATTAGGACGTGACGAAAAATCGTTAAAAAAACAAGCAGCAAAAGAAGTAAAGTTATTGAATAAGGAATTATTCAATAAAAAAAAGAAAAAACCTGATACTTATTATGTAAAAACCACAAGTATTTTCGACGAATTTTTACATTTCATTGAAAACTAAACCTTATTTCGATTCTTTTGGAACAAGGAGATTCCGAATTTTATTGTAATTTTCTCCTTCTTTCTTTTCAATTTCATTAATTGGTGTATTACCCCATCGATCTTTTTTTATCTTGGCACCGTGTTGAAGTAATGATTTCACAATTTCAATATGACCTTCCGATGATGCTAAATGAAGGGGAGTTCGTTTATCATAATCGCAAAAATTTACATCAATTTTTTCGATGACTTCATTTATTTCTTCTAATTTTCCATCGCAACATAATTGTAAAAAACGTATATTTATACTATCAATTAAATTAATTTTATTAGAAATAATATTATGAAAAATGTGTAAATCTAACTCTTTATTTAATTGTTTACAAAATTCTATACCTTTAAAACTATTTCCTTGTTCGTCTAATGGTGGTGACCAAATACATATTCCCATCATGTTAGGAACAACTAATAATATACATCCACTCACACCAGATTTTGCTGGCAATCCTATTTCAAAAGCAAATTCTCCACTATAATCATACATACCACAACCATACATAAGAGTTAAACAATCTTTTACTGAATTTTCACTTAACACTCTTTCTTTTGTTGTAGGACAAACTCCACCATTCGCAAGAGTAGCACTAATGATTGAACCCATTTCACAAGTTATTGTACTGGAACATTGTTGAAAATATAAATTTAAATTTTCACTCATTTCATAGGGAGATAGTTGTTCATTAAACGCACCATTTTCACGCATATAATATGCCAATGAAATATTACGATCTGCATGATGTTGCTCAGATAAAAATACAGAATTATCAAAACCTACGTGCATGTTTCCTGCTAATTGACTATAACATTCTTTTAATATATTAAATCGTTTGCCAGGCTCCAATTTTTTCCCTATTTGAGATGCCACCATAATTGCTCCTGAATTAATCATAGGATTATGAGGTAATCCGTTTTTATTTAAAATAAAGGCATTGAACGATTGTCCACTCGGTTCATAACCAACATGTTTATGTAATTCATTTTTTCCTAATTCATCATATGCTTTACAATATGATAAAGGTTTACTACATGATTGTAAACAAAAATGTTTCTCATAGTTACCAAAATTATGAATGTTTCCATTTATATCGCAAACACTTACCCCAAATAATTTTGGATCAATACATGCTAATTCGGGAATATAATCCGCAACTTTACCGCCATTTTCATTTTTTATATTATCGTAAATTTTTTGTATGATATTTTTAATATTCATTATAATATTAAAAAATATTTTAAATTAGTAGCATTTTTTACATATATTTACAAATCAAGTAGTAATAATATCATGGTAGTGATTAAATACCCTAGAATCACATCAATTGTATAGTGTTCTTTCGTCAAAATTAATGAAAGTGCAACTAACACTTGTAAAAACAACAAAACATATATTAAATTACTAGTTATTATATTATATTTACTATAAAGAAACACTAATAATAAACTGGCCGAAGTATGTCCGCTGAATATTTTATCAATACAATGACCATTTAAAAGTGTAATTATATTCATTTTAAATTTACAACCATTTACGATCGATGGTAATATAGTAACACTTGTAGTTATTGATCTTAAAAATATAATTATAGAAAGATATTTGAACAAACTAATAAACACATTAAAATTGGGTTTTAAATATAAAGGTATAATTAAAAAAGTACTCAATATCAGCATTAATGCATTCGGAATAAAATTATATTTGGAAAAATCGGGAACATTAGATATAATTACATCATATAATGGTTTGTAATTACTTTTACGATCTTGCATTGTATATAAAAATCCATTTGAAAGTGTTTGAAGAATAAATGGAATTATATATACCCATAAAGGAATAGTTTGAAAAAAACTATTAATATTTTTAATAATTTGTATTTTATTCATAATATATATTGATGTTATATATTAAAAATCTATTTTTTTAATATCCACGTTTAATTGTTTTGCAAATATATGTACTAAATCATCATTTTTATAATCATATATATATTTAATTTCTTTGATTCCCGATGCTAGTAATAAACGCGCACATATTAAACATGGGAAATGTGTAATATACGCTGTTGCATCATTACATGAAACCCCCCTTTTTGCACAATCACATAACGCATTTTGTTCTGCGTGTATAGTTGCTTGTTCATGATTATCTCGAACAATACTTTCATGTGGACATCCGGGTAAAAATCCATTGTATCCTTGTGAAATAATACGATTATCTTTGACTAATAAACATCCTACATGTAACCGTTCACATGGTGAACGTTTTGATGTTGCTAAAACGATTTCTTTGAAATATTCATTCCAAGATGGTCTTCTCTCCATTTAATAATTCTCTATATTATTTTTTATATTTTTTGAGATTAATATAATAAGAATTATTAGTATATTAATATTATGTGCTTACCATTTACAAGTATATTTAATTATTGTTATAATAATTTGTGTTGTTGTTTTCATAATGAATTATCGAATGAAGATATTCAACATAAACGACTTCAAATGCTTCCTTTTGCGTGGAAATACAAAATAACACCAATTGAACAAGTGAAGAAGAATGTAAATAAAACAGAAGTATTAGCTTCTAAAAGTGAAGAACTTGCTTCTTCGTGTAAAAAATTTCGCGATTTAACAAAAGAATTATGTAAGTAAGAAATTATAGACCATGCTTAAAATAATCTATCGTTTCATGAAATTTATGATTCAGTAAAGAAACTTCATTGTTTATTTTACTGAGTCCGCCTATAAATACAAAGACTAATATCATCCACATTCCTAAATCAATTGTTGTATATGGTTTAAAATTTGTAAATATCATAGCAGCGAATGAGGGAACCAACAATGTAATTTTACGCAAATAAAAAACAATAATTGTCAATAAAGCCAATTCAATGGAAAGAGAAAATAATAGTTGAAATATATTTTCATCATCAGTATGATCAAATAACAGATATTTGTTAGTCCCCCACGAGGCAATTACTGCTAAAACAGTAAAAACAAAAGAAAATTGGACTATTTCAAGTAATTTTCCAATACGTATTTCATCATATGAAATAATTTGTTGAAATCTTTTTTGATAATAATTCATAATATATTTTATAATTACAAAATTATATAATCATATTGAATAAAGATTATATAATGGAATGGTCATTTGGGCAAAACCGAATGCTTTCTACATTAGAGACATTAATTAAACCCGAACGAACAAAACGTTACTTTTGCTGTATATTTAGTAGAAAGAAATATAGTTAGTTATATAATGAAATGTATATATATAAATTTGGAACATCATGAACATCGGAAAGAACATATGGAAAATATGTTACAAAAATTACAAATGCAATATAGTCGATTCAATGCAATATGTCCCAGTTTGAAAGAATGTAATGAAATACCAAAATTAAATAAACGTGTCAAACATTATTTACAAAATGATACTTCCAAATCCCGCGGTATAGGTGTTGTTGGATGTTATTTATCACATTTATCGGTGTTAAATACAATTATAGATTATCCAGAAGATCACATATATGTTTTAGAAGATGATTTAGAAATTGATCATATTACATTATTTCATGTAAATAAAGTTATACATTATTTAGAATCAAATCATGAATGGGATATGTTTCGCATTATACGCAACAAATTTGATAATGATGAAACCAAAGAATTTCCAAAACAAACAATTTGTAAAATTCCTATTTATAAAATAGACACCCCTCATTATCAATCAATTTACAATAATAAGAAAAACAATTCTATTAATGGTGGCACTTATTTCCAAATTATTAACAGAAAGAATATACCAAAAATAATAGATTATTTACAAAGAGAGGATGTTTATAATATTGACGCTATATATTCCACAAATCAATTAAACGTATTTTACGGATTTAATAAGGATTTTCAAATTGAAATCAATTTGTTTGATAGTTCTATTCCAAAGGAATGACACCCAAGAAAAAATAAACTTTCTCAAAATAATATAGTTTAATACTTTGAGATAGATGAAAATAGAAAACCTAAACGAAACCAATATTCAATCTTATATTGATGACAATCGAAATATACGAACAAAGGAAAAAAACAAATACGGAGAAGTATTCACTCCTTATGAATTTATTATTGAAATCATAAACAATTTACCCAATACCATTTGGTCCAACAAGGATTTATGTATTTTAGATCCTTGTGCTGGAACTGGAAATTTTATGATTGTTGCTTATGTGAAATTAATGAAAGGGTTACAAAAGCATTTTCCTGATCCAAAAAAACGCAAAACTCATATTTTGACAAATATGTTGTATATGATTGAATTAAATCCTTCCAATGTCAAAAAATTAGCACAAATGTTTGGGAAATCTACCAATATTAGTCAATCCAATTTCTTGGACTCTCAAGAAAAATGGATGAAGGATTTAGGGAAAAAACAGTTTGATCTCATTATTGGCAACCCTCCATTTCAAACCAAAAAGGCGAAAACATATGAAGGCAGTGTAGGAAATAGAACATTGTGGACGAAATTTATAACTTCCATCTTTGACAATCAATTACTAAAACCCAAAGGACGTTTAGGATTTATTACACCCTCCAATTGGCGCCGTCCGGAACATCCATTGTATGACTTATTAACCAGGCAAAACTATCTTTCCTATTTACATATTTACGGAAAGAAGGATGGACTAAAGAAATTTGGCGCACAAACCCGTTTTGATATTTACATTGTCCAAGAAGGTTTTAAAAAATCATCGAAAAACACCAAAATAATCGACGAAAAAGGCGAAAATCATTTCTTGGACTTAACATTGTGGCCCTTTTTACCCAATTTTTCCTATAAAACAATAGAGAAAATCATGGTTCAAAAAGAAAAGGGAATGAATATTTTGTTCGATGCCGGACTTTATGATGCTAGAAAATTGTCCAAGAAAAAAAGTAAGAAATTTCGACATTCTATTGTACATAATATAACAAGACGTGGTCTTGGACTTAAATATGCCAAAGAAAAGAAAAAACATTTTGGCATTCCAAAAGTTTTATTAAATTTCAATGAAAAACAATATCCTTTTAATGATTTCGATGGAAAATATGGAATGAGTCAACTTACATTTGGCATTCCCATAAAATCCAAGAAACAAGGTGAAGATATTATTCGCGCAGTGAATAGTCCAAATTTTAGAGAAATATTAGAAGCAACGAAATGGAGTTCATTCCAAACCGATTATCGTATGTTTTATTATTTCGACCCCGAATTCTATAAAAAGAAAATGTTTCAATCATAAACATTGTATTTGAAGTACAATGTTTATATTCACTTACATATAAGGTTGTAATTCCAATTGTTTGTATACACGGTCAGGTTGTTGAGGTAATTCCAATGGTACTACAAGGCGACTTTGGTCTTCTAAATATTTTAAATAACCAATGGCTTCACCAAACACCTTGGGAACAACATAATCCAAAACAATATTGTTTAGACGTTCTACTTGTTCTGTAATATTATCAGGTTGAAATAAAGAATATTCTAAAAACATGGTTCGCATAATCTGCTTTAATATATCAATATTTTGATTGGGAATCACTAATTCGCGATTTCCTGATTTTTTGTAAACACCCGCGCGCAAACCATTTTGGATAATTTGAATATTTTCAGCAGAGAAAAACACTTTCGAAACCAGTGTTTCTTCAAAATCCCCTTTTAGTGGTTCGCGATATTCTGTTGCTTTGTTTTTCACTTCAATTCGCTCAAACATTTGAAAACGGGCGTCAGGATTTTCCGGTTCCTCTAAATTGACACGTCCATTATAAGGAGTTGTATTAGTAATAATTTGTGATTGACGTTCTAAATATGGTACTGGTTGTAAATTCATGATGAATAGTTATATATGTTAGTTTTAGAGATTAAAGTTTGAAAAATTCATAAAATACTTTATCCTACTATTTTATAATGGAAACTTTTCATATAACAGTTTTAGCAATTGCATCTATTGTGTTACTTATTATATTGGTTTTTCTAGGAATTTTAATGAGTATGGGAAATACAAATGCTGCTTGGCCTCCATCGTTTGGTAGTTGTCCAGACTACTGGATATATGATGAAGAAAAACAAAAATGTATCATACCTAAATACGAACCAGGTTCCGTAAATATTGGAAACATGTATAACAAAGAATCGAAAACCCTAAATGACAATATTATGAATAGTCCTGGTTATAGTTATGATGTATCGGGAGGTATTGTAACCCAATATATTGACTTTAGTAACAATGCGTGGTCAGGTGTATGTGATAAAAAAACTTGGGCAAATACCAACAATATTGTATGGGACGGAATATCCAATTATAATAATTGCTAAACATTATCGACTAAATCAATGATATCATTCTCTTCATTGGGTACATAACACATTTTTTGACGACACATTGGACAAGTATTGCGACATTGTTTTGTACAATCGGAGCAAATAATATGATTACATGGAGTGGTAAACACCTTGTCATTCGGTATAGATTCATAACAAACGGGACATTCAAATGTCTTCTTCATTTCTACATAATATTCGCGAATGATTTTACGGTAATTTTCCATATGTTCAGCATTCTGTTTTTCGAAAAGTTGTGAACAAGTTGTTACTGCGTAATTTGCTTCATCACGATCTCGTATTGCACGATGTAATTTGCGTCGCATATATCCTACGTATTTTTCAGTTTCATGACGATAATTACGAAGTTCTTGTGACATTTGGTCATTATTACGTTCCAATAATTCAATGCGTTGATTCAAATCAACTTCTTCAGCAAAGGGCATATGTTCTTTGTCATATACCACAATTAAATGATATTCTATTTTTTCATCACTTAATTTTGTTTCATGAATGCGTAAATAACTGGAACTAAGACCTCCTGATTTTTTTTCATGAGGATCCATTTTGGTTTTGAATAGTTGCTCAATTTCATTCATCCTTTCATTTTGAGGTAGAACTTGCGTTTTTGTGTTATTTATCCAAGTTAAACTTCGTGTGTCATGATCATATCTTGGCGAACTAACAGTCCATTCTTTTGGTATAGTGACAACATAACGCGCTATTTTCCATCCTCGAACATTCAATTTTTCCAAAATATAATGTACATTTGTAAGGTGTTCATCAAAGAACGTATTTAATACACGTCGACATCGTTGATCGCGACTACGTGGCATTTTTGTATTTAATTAAATGAAATAATATCACTAAATTCAATTTTATATATTAATTCTGACGCGTAATGATTGATTCGTTTAATTTAGGAATCATTAATTGTATTTTCACAAAAATGAAAAATATATACACATATGTTATATGGTAAAAACAAAAGGAGTTCGAAAAATAAAACATGGAAAAAGACGTAGTAGAAAAGTACATCATGGTGGAGAATATAAATCAGAGGTGGAAGCAAGAAAGACAATGACAAAAATACCTGAAGAAATAGAAAAACTAAGACAAGACAACAAACTTAATGATGATAAGTTAGCATATTTAATTAAGTATATAGAAATACAAAATATAGGTCGTTTCACAATCGGTGAACAGGGGAAAACACAACAAAAGAAAAATTTAGATCTTATATACGCGGATGTTAATAAAACAAGTGACCTAGGACGTTTTATTCAAGTGATAAATACGGGAGAACTAACAAAAAATGATTTAAATAACTCGAAAGATAGGATTGAAACTGAAATAGGACAAAAAGAAAATAAAATAAAGGAGTTAGAAGGAGAAAAAACGGATTTGGACGAAAAATTGGACAATAAGCATGAATGGAATTGTTCTAGTGAACTTTACATGCCCTACGGTCCTAATCAATATACAAATTATAAAAAACAATTAGGAACTTATACAGGTGAAGTTGAGAGGATAAAAGGAAAATGTGTTCCAAATGGAAAAGGTACATGGAGAAATGACGATGGTGAAAATACTATTGAAGGAACATGGGATAGTGGAAAATTCGTTGATGAAAAAAAAGGTGGTAAAAAGAAAAGATCCAAAAAAACACAGAGAAAAAGAAAACGCAAACATCGCGTTTCTTCTCGTCATTAAATAATATTATAACCTTACTAACATGTGTTATAATATTATGTGAGTGACATCATTAGTGTGGTAGTAAAACACTTATTCAAGAAAAATAAAACCAAAACGCATTTCCATAAAATTGAAAGGCGGTACTAGGTCATATTCTATAACATAAAAAATGACAAGGTAAGTTTAGAGCACGGATTCCCGAGCGGTCAAAGGGGACAGACTTAAGATCTGTTGCGTCAGCTTCGTGGGTTCGAATCCCACTTCGTGCACCAACCCGGTTAGCTCAGTTGGTAGAGCGCACGACTCTTAATCGTGTGGTCGTGGGTTCAAATCCCACATCGGGTGTTAAAGGGAAACCTTTTTTTATTGTTTTATTGTATATGATGGAAAAGAAAAAGGAAATATCAATGAAACACATAATGGAACGGAGTATTCAAAGTGGAATATCGGGAGCAGCAGCAATGGGTATTAATGTAGCAACATTAATGTGGATGAGAACAACGATTAATTATCAATATGTTCATGGAACAGGAACAATACAAACGATGAAAACATTATATAAAGAAGGAGGAATTCCGCGTTTTTATCGTGGTGTAATGCCCGCATTAATACAAGGACCATTATCAAGATTTGGGGATACAGCAGCAAATACAGGTACCATAGTTGCTTTAGATTCAAATGAAACTACAAAAAAACTACCTATATGGGCAAAAAGTGGATGCGCATCTTTGATCGCAGCATTATTTAGAATAACTTTGATGCCAATTGACACAATAAAAACAAACATGCAAGTACAAGGAAAAGAAGGGTTCAAAAATGTAATTAGTAAAGTGAAAACAAGTGGACCTCAAGTACTTTTTCACGGAAGTTTAGCATCTGCGTCGGCAACATGGGTTGGGCATTTTCCATGGTTTGCTACTTACAATACTTTACAAGAAAAAATACCCGAAACTCACGATCCTTCAAAAAAACTAGCGCGACAAGCACTAATAGGTTTCACATCTACCTGTGTGAGTGATACATTATCCAATTCAATTCGCGTGGTTAAAGTATACAAGCAATCCAATACGACTACAATTTCTTATCCCGAAATTGTGAAAGAAATTGTGACAAAAGAAGGAATAATTGGATTGTTTGGGCGAGGATTGAAAACGAAATTATTAGCCAATGGATTTCAAGGATTGATGTTTAGTGTACTATGGAAATATATCGATGAACAACTCTCAAATAAAAAGTAATCATACCATGTATAAAATATAGAATATTTACAACCCACCGTTTCTAATTATTCTTTGAATATATTCATCGTCGCATTCAATCGCTTTTTCATTTTTCTTTATTTTAGATTGTGTTTTTTTTTCAACAGAATCTTTAATAAAATTCTGTTTCATTGGACGTTTTTTCACATTTCCAATAATGAGAGTTAAATTTTTAATGTTTTTAAATCGAATACTTTTAATCATCATAATGTTTAAAAATAAAACAAATATAAAACTATATATCAATTTTATATTTGTAGTGAAATTTGACAAAATATATTGATTATAAAATACCAAATAAAAAGTAAATATTATTCTATATAAATGGAAAAAATCATTATTGATCAAATTACACAAAAAATCAAAGAACAAACTAATAATGAAACAATATTTATGGGTGTTCATGGACCCCAAGGATGTGGCAAAAGTACATCATGTGAAAATGTAAAAAAAAAACTATCTGAACAAAACATAAATTGCTTGGTTTTTAGTTTGGACGACTTTTATTATCCACATTCAAAAATGCAACAACAAATGTTAAAATTTAACGATCCATTATACAAACATCGTGGATTAGCCGGAACACATGATATAAGATGGTTAGAAGATTTATTCAAGAGAATCCATGACAAAAAAAACGCAGTTCTTCCAAAATTTAACAAAACATTACATAATGGACAAGGAGATATTGACGAGTATATTCCTATCTATGAACATTATGATGTAGTTATTTTAGAAGGTTGGATGATTGGATACAAACCGCGTCAATTTATACCTTCTTATTTGCGTACTTTTAACAAAGAACTGGAAAAATACCAATTTTTACATAAGGTTATTGATATTTGGTTTTATTTTGGTACTGAATTACAAAACATATATGATTGGCGATTAAATGTCGAAACAACAATGAATAAAGAAACATTCGATGAATTTATAAAACCTTATTTTGTGATTTATTCCAATTATTTCATTAGTGATGAAACCAATAAATATGTATTAGATAAAAATCGTAATATAGTGGAATAAAAAATACAGAATTACATAAATGTCATTTTATAATCATATAAACTAAGAAGTATCAGACCATACTATTGTCCCATTTTCATGAAACACTTTGATTTTATATGGTCGTTCAAAGAAACACTTTGATTTGTCCTTTTTCCAAACAGAATCTTTGTCAATGCCAATACGTTTTTCAAGGATTGTATTGGCGCGACACAAAGGACATGACAAATTGTACATTCGTAACAGTTGATCTCTCACGATAGTTTGATGATGAAAACCGTAACTTCCATAATCTGAAAACGTTCGAAATTCGACACCACCATTGTAACCAACAAGTTTTGATGTACAATTGCTACATATCATGTGTCCACAAGATGTTTTCACAGGGTTCGAACCACATTCATTGTAATCACTACAGTGACGTGATGTTATTTTCGTCACGAATCGATATTCGTAATGAAACCACTCATAACGTCCCATTTCCTCCATGCAAATAGGACATGTATAATCATGAGGGACTTCGGGATGACCATTTTCCTTTTTTTTTATTAAAGCATGTATTTTCTCCCATTTTTTTGTGAGTTCTTTTTGTAATTGTTTTTTGGGCAATGTAAGGGGGATGGGATTGTATTGGAATTCCTTATCCAAGTTCGGGGAATATGTTTTCTTCTCACCACATACAATCAAATTTGAACTATTATCATATACAAAACACGTTGCCATAAGACGAAGTGACTGAACATTCAAAGACTCGATATTAAAAGTCTTTGAATTAGTCATGATATACATGACTTCTTTAACTTTGGGATGGTACTTACCTATCACTTTTTTCCCCTTCTTATCTCTTGCGTAACTGATAAATGGGCATGAATCATGAACTTCATGAGAGTGCCTACCATTACACAAAAGACAACATAGTTGTTTCGGTTTCTTACTGGTTATTTTATTCATCTTGAACGGTTTAGTTGAATAAAATAAAACAAGAAAATGGCGTTCAATTTTATGGTCACATTGTTTGACTATTTTCAATCGATTCATAATAATATTTTGTCATAATATTTCCCGTAGACAATCCTCCTTTCAAGTTCGAATATGGATAAGACTTTAATTCTGTTTGTTGTACACCTTGTTCACTGGTATTTTTTTTCGAAAAAAATGATTTTGATAAAAATCCAATACCAAATATCATAAACAGACAGAAAACCCCTAAACCATAATAGGGATAATAATTGATTGGATCAATTTCAGTATCCTTGAAATAACCATTATCATAAGATTGAATATAACTCCATTTTACTTCTTGTTCATATTCGGTTCGAAAATTCCAAAAGAACCATCCTTGTGATTGAGACAACCCATCTATTTTCTTTTTTCCTAATTTGTTCATAAATACATCTTCACTATCGTCAATAATTAATAATCCATCATATGGACATGTTCCCATACGCGGACTACTTAACCCAGTTCCATATGGCGAAATAATTTGTTCTATTCGGTTTAAATCTTTCACGTCAATATAAGGAAAAGGGCATGGAGCAAATTTACATTCTGTTATAGGAAATCCTTCCAAATTATCTTGAAATCCATTTAACCACATTGCGCAATTATCCGTTGCTAAACTATATTCACCAATCACCAATTGAATACCTTTTTGTTTAAAATTATCAATATATTGTTCATAACTGTCTGCTTCCAATAAAAATTGATCCCCATAACGTTGTACATCCCACGCTTGATAAATATGCCAATCTAATGCCACGTTGCTACAATTTGTTAAAAACCCATCCCAAACATCATTTCGAAAGGAATCATGATAAATGAATTTCAAATGGGGCGCGTTGTAGTGTAAATAACTATATATATCGTAATAAAAGTCTTTTAAAACATCAATGGGAGTGTATACCCATGGTTCGTTTAATGCTTCTATTCCGAAAATTGCGTAATGATCTTTATACTTATCAATTATAAAATACAATGTTTTTTTAGTAAAATCAATATTATTGTGATTAATTGAAGCATAACTTTTATTCATAATATTAAAGTCCCCCATCCAGTTTCCAGAAATAATAGACCAATGAATAAATGTCAATGTTCCATCACGTTGATTATTTGTAGGACTCACTACATATTGTAGTCCATTGGTTTTTCCGCTATTGTCCAATCCATTCTGACTATCTTTCACACCATGTAAATCTAGTAATACTTTGAGTCCATGTTTTTCACATAAACTCAATATATGGTCTAAATATTTGACCGAGTCATCTGTACATCCAATATAAGGACCATATGGAAAAAACATCCAATCACCAATAGGAATTCGAAGATGAGTTATTTTTCTGTTTACCAAATCAATCAAATGACTTTCATTTACCCATTTTTCAAAATGGGAATTCAATTGCCTCTTTCCTTCATTTGGACCCAACGCATGACAAAAAGAAAACATATCCATACCTATTTTTTCTGAGTCACGTACATTTAAAAACTGGTAAAATAATGACGGTGTAATCCATGGTTCCAAAACGAAAAGTCCTCCTAAGTTGACGCCTTTAATATTCCAATGCTCACTTTGTCCTTTCGTTAAACAAGTATATTTTTTCATAATCATATAAAAACTCCCAGTTTTTTATACTATTTTTATGAAAATACATAAAGACAAAATTGAATGCCTTTTTTCTCTTTTACTGGATGATAGGTTGATCACCTAAGCTACTAACTTGGCAAACAACTGATTAGGTTTTAAAAATTAATTATTACGTAAAGTTAGACATAGACAGCGTGAAAATCACAGTTAAGTTCGAGAAATTCTCTTGTGGGAAAGAGTTGGTAATCACAATAAATATTTAATTTCCTTCGATGGGATAAATAGGATTTGCCTGATAAACCATAAATATGCCAAATCCCTCTCTGTGTATAAAAAACTGTTCGCAGTTTGGATTCCAATTGGAGTCCCGTTCCCTCTATGGAGATTTTAATAGGGATTAATAATGAAAGTATGTAGGAACTGGCCACTCTTATGTGCGGAAATTGTTACGAATAGTAAGATCGATGCGTGGCACAAGGTTTAGATGTTGTTGCACCTGTGCTATAATAGACCGTAAAATCGGCAAACTAGAACAAAAAAAACAACCTGGGGGACGCCCTGTTTTTTATACATTTTCATCTCCATTTGAATAATAAGCGTTTAAAAAGTCTTCCTCAATAGTGCCATTAAAATGTCCTATTATTTCTGATTCTTCAGGCATTCGTCCGTTTGTTCTTTCAAATAATTGTTGATATTCATGAATCAATTTTTCATATTTCTCGATTTTTTGTTTTTCATAATGAACTATAGCTTCTCTCCTTTTTTTCATTTGTTTTTCCATGTCGATCATTTCTTGCTCTTTTTCACGCATTTCTTTTTGACGTTCTAACAAATCCTTTTCCGCACGCATTTCTATTTCCGAAATATGTTTTCCAGTATTTTTATACCAATGATGACGGGTTTCTTCTGCCGAAACGATAATATCACAAATATCTGGTAATTTTAACATTTCCATTTTTTCCAATACTTTTGCGTCTTTGGAATGTATAAATGTTTTCTTAAATAAAGTAATTGTTGCTTCTGGAACAGATGGACTCGTTTCCATCAATCGATCAAACTCATCTCGACAATATTTTAAAAACATATGGGCTTCTGGACGCTCATCTGGTGCTTTTGCTAATTCAATACGAATGTTTCGTGCGTATTTATCCCACGCAATACCCGCAACTCTGTGCGCTTCATTCAATTCGGATATTTTCAGAAATTGTTGGATAGTGGTTAAAATACCTACACTAATATTGACTGTACCAACCAATAATATTGCCATAGCTTGATAATTAATGGGAATACTTTCCTGCGCAAACGATGCTGTACCACTAATTGTTGACAATATAATTGCTGGAATTGTAAACCAAGCGTTCATATAAGAATACGAACTATGTGCCTTCATATTCAACCATTTATAACATTGCGCTATATCACACCATTCTACCAAAATTTTCTCATTTTCTACAGACCAATCGACCTTTTTTAATGATTCATTGTCTAACGTGCGATTCAAAACAGGGATTTCACTTTTTTGTGAACTTTCGATTGTCTCGTCATTAGTACTCATTATATATAATGAATATACCCTTATTCATTATATTGATTCTATATTTATTTATTTATCTTCCTTTTTATCTTCTTCCTTATTTTCCTCTTTTTTTTTGTTTGTTTTCCTTTTCGTTGCTTTCCTTTTCTCTTATTTGTTTTACCCTTTCTTTTTCCACCCCTAGCGTCTTTCCACGGGAGAACAAACGATGAGTCAAAGGGAGCGACTGCAGGGGGTTTCTTCGGTTGTTGGGCGCTTCCATCCCCAGAAGTATCCGATGGCGGTATGCTTCTGGGGATGGAAGCACCCGGTGGTAGGTTTTCTTGGTCGAAGGATTTGGCACCATCGAACATACGCTCCATAGTAGTCCCCTCGCCTACCTTCCACTGCCCTAGAGGCTGGTTGAAACGAGAGGCATCTTGGAACATATCATCCATATTTTTTACCTTGCGTACATCCCACTGCTCTAGAGGCTGGTTGAAGCGAGGGGCACCATAGAACATACCATCCATAGTAGTCACATTGCCTACATTCCATCCCCCTAGAGGCTGGTTGAATTTAGAGGCGTCATAGAACATATCCTCCATTGTAGTCACATTCGAGACATCCCACTGACTGATATCTTCATTGAAATCCTTATTTCCTGCAAATAACCCTTTCATATTCGTTACTTTACTCACGTCCCACTGTCCTATAAGTTTGTTTTCTAAAAAATCCGGTAATCCAGTTCTAATTCTTCGACGACCGAGTAACAATGGTTCACCTTTATCATTTTTAAATCGATTTAAATATAGTTTTACTAAATTTTTAATATTACGATTTGTAATATTATCATTTTTAGACATTGAATATATTGATATCTATAATATATGAATAGATATTATTGTTATTTTACTAGATATCAAATTACTTTTTATTTATTTTCTTATCTTCCTTCTAGTTTGTTTCCTTTTTCTTTTTATCTTCTTCCTTATTTTCAACTTTTTCTTCTAATTCTTCGTTAGTTGGTTCTTCTTGTGTTTCATTGACAACTTTTTCTTCTACAGTAACTTGAATATTTTCTACTTCCTTCTTTTGATCATCACCTTCATTTTCTTTAGGTTTGTTTACTTCTTCTTGTGTTTCAATTGTTTCAACATTTTTTAAATAAGCGTCGATTTGTTGTTTATATTCAACATTTGAACCCATATTACCATTCACAATAATGTTTTCCTCAATTTCTTTATAAAATAAATCAACACGCCTAAAGAGTCCAGTTAAATATTTTTCCTGAAGTTTATGATAAAATTGTAAATAACCAACATATAGAAAAATTTTCTCTTTAAATGTATTATTTTCATAGTTCAATGTTTGAATAAAATTTTCAACATACAATCCTCCGGATTTATTATTTTCAATAGTTTTCTTCTCTTTTTGTAAATATTCTTTGTGTAAAACATTCAACAATTTCAATATATCTTGATGAAGTTCTAACAAATCGTTTTGAGGATATTCAAAATAAGGTTCAATTTCTTTGTAAGGAATGTATTTTTGCTGTTTCGTTACAAAATTCTCTAATTGTACCAATGAAGACATTTCACTAACAATAATCGTAAACAATTTATAATAATCACCATACATTCGGTTTTTAATCATAGAAATATATTTATCAATATTTTCCGTTTCCAATAACAATGTTTTGTATTGGAAATAATAAGAATCTAAACAAAACAAAAATATCTTTTTTTTATTGTTTTGAACCATAGAATCATAATTTTGTTTTAATTCTTTTAGTTTCAATTGTACAAAATTGTGCTTTTCCAAAACAGAACACAATGTTTGAATATTGGTTTGAAACGCATCTTTAAGTGACTCAATATGAAATAAATGAATAGACGTCATATATTATTACATGAGATTAACCAAAATTCAAAAAAAAATACACCTGGTATTTTTTTAAATATACGATTTTTTCTTTTTATACAGGAAGCAAAGAATATTGTTGTCTAAAAGAACGACGCTCGCTTTCAATTTCATCCATAAGTTCATAATAGTCACTTTCAACCATCTGTTTTTCAATATCATTTTCATAAAATGATCTTTTACCACGAGGTCCCATTTCACCAATATGTTGAACGACTTCAACAATTGACGGAATTAACAAAGACAATTGTTCTGGTAGTTTCTTTCCAAACTCAAAACCGAAAAGTGTACTTGAATCGTTATGAAACCATTCAGGAAGAGAATCTTCGTGTTTTTTAAGAGTTTGACTAATGGGTTCTGACTTTTCAAGACTTAGTGTTTCGGGAATATGGAGTTCGAAACCACGTTCCAATCGGTCTTCCACAGACAAGTGAGGTTTCAACTGTAAGTGAACAAGTTGTTGTTTATCATCAAACATCAAATGAGTAGTTTTATTATAAATTAAATTATTGCGCATATTATTTCCTTGAGTTGTATCAAATAATTCAATGGTAAGAAACGCATAGTTATGTTTTGCTGATTTCAACCCAGGTTTGTCATTTTTTTTTTTTATTTTTTTGTCGTGAAGTTCAATGGAAGTTACTTTTCCAAATTTTTGCATCTCCAATGTTTTTTCAATCTTATACGAAGGAATATAAGATTCAATGAAAGGGATGAAAACGTTCATGATAATTGTTTTATTATGTTAGTGTGTATGTTGTTACAAATGATTGTAATGAAAAAAAAACATTCAATTTTATAGTAAAATACTACCTTTATAGAAATTCCAAGTCCTTAAATTTCCAATATTCACACCCACCATTCGGCATAGGGCGTTTAACAATAAAGGGTATTTTTTTTTCTTCAAATTCTTTGAGAGCAATTAAATATCCGTCAATTACTTCAGGACCCAATTCAATAAGAGGTTTTGCACCCATATTCAATTGTTTGGCGCGTTCGCCTAAAATACGCGCGCGCTCATATTTGGTCAAGAATGGTACTGTTTTATGAAGAGGATCCACAATAACACCGTGTTCATTTCGAACAATTTGACAAAGTGTTTCTACTTCATCATTGTTATGTGTTACTAATTCAGGGTGATAATTTCTAATCAAATTTTTCTTGTTGATTTGATCGAATTTTTGAAGATAATTTTCGTCATCGTCATCAGAGTCGTCCTCGTCTTCGTCGTAATCATTTTCTTCATTTTCGCCCATATAAACATTCATTTGTTCGTTTTCAATATTTTCACTTTCACTTGCTAGACTATGTTCATCTTCCGTATCTTGAACACTTTCTTCATCATCCGACTTTTCGTCTATTTCAGGACGGGGTGGAGGAGGCGGTACAAAATCTTCATCGTCACTATCTCCGTATAAAGAACTGCGAAGAGAATTCATATCATCGTCACTTTCTTCAATCTCGTTAATTGGAAGATCTTCGACTTCTTGTAATTCTGCCATATTAAATGATTATATATTCGTAAGATATTTCTAAATGGTTTTAAACAATAGAAATCAATTTTATAAAAAATACAAAAACATTCTTTTATAAACATAAATTTAATTACGTATATTTTCTTCTGGATTTACCTTTTTGTAATCGTTTTTTTGTTACTTTCCCTCCTTTCTTTTTTTTCCCTTTTTTCGACCTTGTACATAATTTCTTAAGGTTCTTTTTACTTTTACATAATCGACCACCCTTATTTGATTTCTTATTTTGAATTTGTTTTTTATTTTTAGATGGGTTTTCATATTTGATATTATTTCCTAAAAGAAAGGAACTTAATTTTTTTCTATGACTAACAAATAGAAGTTTACTCAAAGGGACACTATCTATTTTATCTGTATCAATATTTAACAATGCTGTCGTTTTGTATAACAACAATAGTCTATTAGGATCATTACCAATGCCTTCTAATACATAATCACGCATGGTTTTATTTTTTAAAATAGAAATATGAAAATTAACACTTTCAAATAATGCTGAATTTATTGAAACCTGAGTAGAAATCGCTGTACTAACCATATTTTTTAACTCAGGCGTTGCTCCTGAAATATTAGTTATATTAGTCATCATTTGTGTGACTTTATCGTTCACTTTCATATAATCAGTTAAAATATTCGAAACAAATGCGGTTGAAATAGGTTGATTACTATTTTTATTTAAAATAATAGCATTATTTGTTGTGTTTCCTCCACCTGACCACCATGCCGAGGGGTTCAAGTAAGATCCGATAGATTGAATATTCATTAACAAAGTGCCTAACACACCGAAAAAATAGATAAAGTAGCCTTTTATAGTCTGATAAAACTCTATTATACCGGTTCCATCAATAGCATTCTTGACTGCTTCTAAACTCATAATCCAATTAAAAATAAATTCTAACACCATTAGTGTAGTATTATATAGTTTGAAATATAATCCCTGTAATGCATGCCACATATCATTTCCTAAGGTACCGCCATATCCAAATGTAATCCCCATTTGATTAAAAAATATTATATATAAAAACCCTGAGACGCCTATGTAAAGCGACACCAATATTGACGCTAATATAAAATTAATTGGAAACGGAAAGAGGAACGAATTTGCCATAAACCATCGCATAAAATTATACCATAATTCAGCACCATATTGTAATATAGCGATAGAAAAATATATTAATGCCGTTAAACAAGCACCAGTATTTAGTATTATTTTTCCGGCATTAACACTTGATTGTGAATTAAAATAATTATAAAATGCTTCAAATTCTTGGTTAATACTATTATTTACAGTAACTATTTGAACAATCTCAGGAGTAAATTCGTAGGTCAGCGAAAAGTTTTCATCCTCCTCGTCATAACTTTTCCAATTCGACATGTCAAAATTAGAGAGGTCCGCCTCATCCTTATCCTCATCCTTATCCTCATCCTTATCCTCAACCTCAACCTCATCCTCATCCTCATCCTCATCTTCTCTAGCCTTTTTATTCGCGTTTAACATAGCCATGCCTTTTGTATGTAACGCTATCTCTTCAAAATTATAATATTCATATAAAACATCAAATATTTTTTTTAGTTTTTCTAATGCTTGGTCAAGTTTATCTTCTATTTTCGGAAGGGCTAATAACATACTAATAAATTCTTTCCAATTTTTCTTACCTAAAATACTTAAGCTATTAGCATGATCCTGAACAACAGTCTCTATATCCTTATTCTTAAAATATTTAGTATCGCATTCTTCTCTTTCACAAAACCAATAATCTTCTTCTTCTTCAACATTGACAGTTGATTCTTGGTCAATGGAAAGAATATTCACAAGCATCCTGTTTATTTTATGAAGGGCGATTTGTTTAGTAATACAATCATGTATCACCCTATCAGTACCAGCACCTCCCCGAAAATCAAAGTCATCTTCATCAACTTCAAAAAAATGATAATAATTATATTTATCCATGATTGATTTTATTATTAGTTTATAACCATTTTTGATTCTATGTATCTTCTCATCATCTTCCATGTCTATATGAAAACCAGGATGATTAGGATGAGGATGAGTAAATAGTTTCCTTTCTTCGTCGTATGGTTCATTGCGGGAATTAAAGTTAGAAATATAATAGTCTGCACTTTTCGGTGCTGCCGGTCCCTCTGGATCCCACCACTCCGAATTCAATGTATCTACTACTTTCTCCATCATTAAGTCTACTAGTTCTATGGGGAGTTTAACTTTAGATTTTTGTCTTTTAACCCATAATTCATCCAATACTTTTCCAAGAAATCTATTATAAAATGTTTGTTTAACTATTTCACTTAGGTCTTTTAGACAATTATTAACAACTCTTTTACTCATACCATTTATATTATATTCATATACAAATTTAAATCTTGTAAATATTTTCAAAAACGGTTTATTAGGATTAATATCTCCCTCATCATCTACATGTAGTTCTATTTTATCTATTTTTTTTAATTCTTCATACTTATCATAAATACTTATGAGAGATTCCACAAAAGCAATAAATATATCTTCACTAATCGTTCTCATAGAGAAAGCAAGTATTATCATGTTAAAATTTATTAATTTTTTGTCATCGAAATAACTTTTCAAAATTAATTCTTCAAAATTAATGGTACGAATAGAAATTTTTTCCTTGTGCATTTTCCATAAATCTTGTATTATATCATTGTTGTCAAAACGTCTGATATTATTTTGTGGATTTTTATTTAAATCCTTGAACTCATTAAATTTATCGTCTGACTTTTTGTTTAAATTTGCCGCTTCTTGATTAAATTTTTCTGCGTCGTCTTTCGCCTGTTGTTGCTTTTCTTGAGTTTCCCTTATCTTTTCTGCAAAGGCACCTTCTTCTTCAGTCCAAAAAATATCCCAACATTTTTCCTTTAAGTATTTCCAATTTCTCATAAAATTCCCCTCACTTTGTTTAAAATCTTCCTTAATAGTATCCATAGATGTTTTTATATTTTCCACATTTTTGGCTACTCCTTGTACTTCCTCATGGACCTTGAGCACTTCTTCTGTTACATGCTTTGCTTCAGACTTAGTTGTTTTTTCTAGACCTGTAATTTTAGCTAGTAATGCTTCAGTTGCTTTATAATAATTTTCGTTCATGGTAGTCAAATGTTCGGTGATGGTGTTTACACTATCAGTCAGTCCATCAACCTTTTTAGAAATTTCACTATTGGATTTGTCATCTTGTGAATTCGATTCTTCCTTTTGTTGTTGTTCCAGTTGTAGGATTTTTGTTGTGTATTGTGATAAATCAGTTCGAATTGTATCACATTCGTTTTTCAAATATGTGAGACTTTTTAAATAAGAATTCATCATCTTCTTGTTATCCATACTTGGTTTGGTTTTTTCATTATTACTTCCCGATGAATCTGAGGAATTTTCATTATCAGTAGTATCATCACTAATTATATTATATTTACCATATTTTTCATCTTTATTCTTATTAACTCGTGAAACGTTTTTACTATCTTCATCATCACTATCTCCATCAGTACCATATCCATCATCTCTATCAAAATCACTACCATATCCATCATCTCTATTATAATTTTTTAATTGTGATAGTTGTTCTATTAATTCTAAATTCTTTCCAGATTTCTTAGAATTCTTTTCAGATTTTGCTAAAGTAGAATTATTAGAATTTTTTCCAGATTTTGCTAAAGTAGAATTATTAGAATTTTTTCCAGATTTATCTAAAGTAAATTTTTTATTATTACTCATAAAAATATTATATTCTATATAATTACATAATATTCATTTTTTGAAGATTTATAAAAAATACCAAACATTCTTTTTTATAAATAAGGTCGTTTATTTCTTATCATCTGTTTTCCAGGTTGTATCACATGTGGAGCACATATAAATATATTTCAAATTGTTTTCATCATATCGAATATATAAAATTTCCGGTTTCTGATTCTCTTTGGTATTCGTTTTACAATTGCTATTGGGGCAATTAATATTGTTAATACGAGGTAGTGTAGGATCTAGTTTGGTATATTCATTAATAATATGATTATATTTCTGTTCCCCCTTTTTTATATCATTGCGTAAAATACAAGAATTTTCCTGTATATTTGAATAGTCTACATAACCACAATTTCGGCAATAATGAGTCAATTCATTGGGATTTTTCTCATTAACCCCAATATAATACATATTATCGCATTTGACACAGAATTTCATTTTTTAAATATAGTTATTATTGATATATAATTTTATGTTGTTTTTCATTCAATTTTATTGATTCATATAAATAATATATCAACAATGATAAAATCCAAATTTTGATAAGAATAAGCATCTTTATTGACCTTTCCTAAAATGTATTTATAATTACAAAACATACTTTATAATAATATATATATATATTACGTACAACCAATATAAAAAATTTGTTTGCATATATATGTTGAATTGTTATATCACAAAATTGATTTATAAAAAGGAAATAAATATAGTTGTATCATATATTATACAATGGAAACAAATAGTTTAGTGGTTGAGAACGAAAATATTGTCGTTCACACCGAACAACCTGTAATAAAATATAAAAATATAACTGATTTCCTTAAGAAACACAGTAAAAAACCGGATAATGGTTCAGGTCCTTCACATACACGAATTGGTGATAGCAAAACCAATATTCACGGTGGTTCATATTATATTCCTGATCATGAATGGAACAAATTTATGAAACATTATTGGAAGGATATTGTGTCAAAAAATAAACCAGAATATTTAACCGAAAAACAATTGTCTGAACATGGTCCGATTGCTGTTGATATAGATCTCCATTTCGCATATGACTTGGAAAAACGCGTTTATGAGAGGGATCATCTTGATGATTTGGTTGACATTTATTTAGCAAAATTAAATGATATTTATCATTTTGACGAAAACAGTGCGTTTTCAATTTTCCTATTTGAAAAAGACAATGTAAATCGAGTTCAAGAAAAGAACATTACAAAAGATGGCATCCATATGATTATTGGATTACAAATGGATCATAAAGGACAACAAATACTACGTGAACGCGTTGTGGACAGCATAAAAGAAGCGTGGGGTGATTTTCCAATTGTGAATACATGGTCAGACGTGTTCGATGAGGGTATTACAAAGGGGTATACTAATTGGCAATTATATGGATCATGTAAACCGAATCACGAACCATATAAATTGACACAAGTATACGATATTACATATGATGCGGACGATGGCGAGTTCATTAATAATCGCGGTGATTCAAACGATTACTTAAACGGGGAGAGTTTTCATAAACTATCTGTGCGTTATAGTGAACACCCGCAGTTCTTTTATAAAGAACCGTTCCTTAAATTACTTGAAATCGGTGAATTACAACAAAGAAGAAAACCATCACCAACAACTGTACGGTATGATGAAATATCTGGTTCTTCACATGTATCACAAATCAAAAATGCTGAAGAACTTGAACAACATTTACAACATTTCTTAGATTCCATTGGACCAAGTGATTATATTTTGAGAGAAATATATGAATATACCACAGTGCTTCCAGAAAGTTATTATGGTTCAGGTTCATATGGAAAATGGATTCGCGTAGGTTGGGCATTAAAAAATACATCAAACAAACTTCTCATCGTTTGGTTGGCGTTCAGTGCGCGTTCATCTAATTTTGACTATAATTCAATTCCTGAGTTGTGTGAAATGTGGGATACTTTCGATATTAAACGCGATTCAGGTGTCACAAAACGTTCCATTATTTACTGGGCCAACCAAGATAATAAGGAGGGTGCGGAAGTTATTCGCAAAAACACTGTAGGTCATTATTTGGATATGACTATTAATGCCGTCACAGCAAGTTCAGTTGCCAATCCGTCAAAAAACGCAAAAGGTTCAACTGATTACGATATTGCTATTGTACTTCATCAAATGTACAAGGATGAATATGTATGTGCTGACGTGAAAAATGGGTCATGGTGGAGGTTTAAGAAGCATCGATGGATTGAGATCGATTGTGGAAGTACACTCCGGCGTTCAATTTCAACCGAATTGCGTCAACTATATGAAGACAAGGTCACCGAACTCCAAAATTATTTGGTGACATTGGATCCCGAGGATGACCAATATAAGCAGGTGAAAATGCGTATTGACATCGTATTGAAAATCGTACAGCGTCTAGGTCAAACGAGTGATAAGCGTAATATTATGCAAGAAGCGCGTGATTTGTTTTATGACGATGAATTCTTAAATCGCCTAGACAGCAATCCTTATTTGTTGGCATGTAAAAATGGTGTTGTTGATTTCGAGGCAAAGGAATTTAGAAAAGGACGTCCTGAAGATTATTTAACAAAATGTACGAATATTAACTATTATCCTAAAACCAGTACAAGGCACAAGGATTCTATGCCCGAATTAGAAGATTTCATGAGAAAATTGTTTCCTAATCCTGAACTATGTTCTTACATGTGGAATCATTTATCAGCAGTATTAATTGGTATGCCTTCATTAAATCAAGCATTATATAACTATATTGGCTTTGGTCAAAATGGAAAATCCGTATTAACAGATCTAATGACACAAACATTGGGAACATATAAGGCAACATCCCCTATTTCCTTGATTACTCAAGGTCGTGGAAAAATTGGTGGATTAGCACCGGAAATTGTTGGACTAAAAGGTGCTCGCTATGTTGTAATGCAAGAACCTGAATCGACTGATATTATTCACGAAGGTCCAATGAAAGAATTGGTCAGTGGTGTAGAACCAATTACAGCGCGAGCACCTTATATGACGAAATCGCTTACTTTCATTCCGCAATTTGCTTTAGTGGTATGTTGTAACCAGTTGATGCAAGTCCGTACACAGGACCATGGCACATGGCGCCGTTTGAAGGTTGCAAACTTTCAATCATTGTTTACAGAACACCCGCGCGATGATGATTCAGATCGTCCATTTCAATATTTGATTGATCGTGATCTGATGAAGAAATTCCCTGTATGGCGTGAAACTTTCCTAGCAATGTTGGTTCAATATGCGTTTGAAAATGAAGGTCGCGTTAATGATTGTGATACAGTATTGGAAGCAAGTAGTAAATACCGCGAAAGTCAGGATCATGTTGCTCAGTTTGTAGGTGAACGCATTCGTAAACACACGGGTAAGAAGGTTCGCAAAGAACAGATTTCTGAAGAGTTTAAGATGTGGTTCCTTACAAATTGTGGCAAAACAAAACAACCTAGTCCGAAATCAGTGTATGAATATATGGATCGTATGTATGGGAAGAATCGCAATGGTACATGGATGGATGTTAAATTAACCTACCCATCTGATCATGACCAAACCCAAACCAATGATTCGGATGGTGAAATCGAAATTCCGGATGCAAGATTCTAAAAATAAACCTGTATATTTATAAATGATATGAAAGTAATATTTCAAATCATTTTTTATTATCATAGTATATAATCTTTGTTTATAGTCATGAAATGTCATGAATTTTTAAAAATAGATAGTGAACAAGGAATATTTGACGATTCTATTGATTGTACATATATCATACATTTAGAAAGCGACAACGAAAGAATGGAAAATATTAAAAAGCAATTAAGTGTTTATAAACCAACCAAAACTATTTTTGTTTATAATAACAAAGGTTTTAAAAAATGCGTCAAAGAATTACACGAACAAAACCCTAGATATGATCTTATTGACTCTTATATTCAAATTTTTAAACACGCACAAGAGAAAAATTACAATAATGTTCTTATTTATGAAGATGACTTCATTGTCGATTCAGATATTTCACAAGAAGATATTGTACAAATAAACAATTTTTGTAATGAAAACAAAGAAAACGATTTTATTTTATCTACCGGACTTATTCCAGTAATAGGATTTCCCATAAACCAATTTTTTTATAGATCATTAGTAAGTTTTGCTTCGCATAGTGTAATATATTCAAAAAAATTTCGCACAAAATGTTTAAATAATCAAAATAAATGTAATATTTATGGCGACTGGGATCTATATATTCATTTCGAATCCAAAAAATATTTTTATCATAAACCACTTGTTTACCAAAAAATTGAAGAAACAGAAAATCAGAAAAGTTGGTATAATTTTTTTGGACTAAAATCACTATCTTTGTACTATTTTGAAGTAATGGATTTCTTAAATGAACCTAAAACCGCATTTCAAAAAACGTACTACTATTTTTTATACATTAATATTTTAATTTTTCTATTTATTTTGTTCATTATTGTCTATTTTTTATATAAAATAAAAATATTATCAAAATTTAAGAAAATGCGCAAAATTAAATAAAAAATTCATTTTATGAAAACTACACCCTTACTAATTTACATATTTATAAAATTTTCGAATAAAATATTGCCGCATTCTTTTCGAAGAATAGTGTTTATGACGAACTAATTCTCCATATGAAGGTGGAGGATATTGTGTAAATATATTAAATTGTATCTTAGTTATATCATTTAACGAAAGTGAACGTTTCATAATATTTTATATATTTATAAAATATTATTTTTTTAAAAAATTATAAGCAAATTTATCTTCTATTTCATTTATGTTGTGTACTTTAAATGAATTCTCTATTTGTTCAGATGTTTCTACTCTTTCAGGAATATCGGCGCGACCACGTTTCCTAATCTCTTTAAATTCTTCGAACGTTTTACATTTATAATGGTTTAATTGAATAACATCATTTTCTGTCTCTTCATTAAATGGACCGTTAATTATTTTACCGGAGGTGGACAATATTGGATATTCTGAATGATTGGTTTGAATACTGTGGCATTCATTATATTTTTTAAAAAAGTCTTTATTAAATAGTGTTTTAATATGGTGATTTAATTTTTTGGCACATTTTGTAAAACGAATAGTCATAGGAATATTTTCATATGTTGTATGACCAGAACTTCCAAAAAAACGCCAGTTCATTCCAATACCGGCACAATTAATAGAATTATTATTTGTTTTAATATAAGAACGAATGAAATCATGTATATGCGAATGTTTTTTTAATACAATAAATTCATCAATATCAATGTGTGCAACATGAGTAATACGCGGGTCTTTCATTATTGTACTTGTAAAATGTTCTAAAGCCTTAGTTTGAGGTCCTCCAAAAAAATGTTTTCCAGGAAGATGGTTTACATATACTTGTTTGTATGTTGATAATAAATTGCGATAAGTAGGAACATCTTCATTATCATATAAAAATATATAATCTACCCCCAATTTCAAATGATATTGAACAAACTCTTCCATATATTTTTCTTCTTTTTTAGCAATACATACTAAAGCACAACCAATATACGAAGGATCTAAGTTATATTTTTTAACATTATAATGTTTCATAGACATTAACATTTTCATGCTAATATATATATATATATAACATGGACAATTTACCTGGATTCAAATTCGGATTTATTGATAATGCTATTGTTGCCTGTTTTGCTCTTCTAGGTATTGAATTAGAAAAATATTTTGAAGGATTCGGTGCATACGGAGCATTATATGGAGCACTCATTGGTCATACAATATCTGATATGGTTGCGGGGTACACTGATTTCGGAGCAAAAACCGCGTTAAATATGGGGTTAGGTTGTTTTTCCATCATTATATTAGTCACCATCTATTTGTATGTAAAATCTTTATTTTAAGTATTATTATTATTCATTGAATAATAATAATCTTTTGCCGCCTGCCGGGATCGAACCAGCGACCTCAAGATCTTCAGTCTTGCGCTCTCCCAACTGAGCTAAAACAGCATAAGTAAGGGGATACTCCCCTTAAACCCCTAATAATATTACGAAAATACTTATTTTATGTCATATTCTTAAACAATAGGATAACTTCCTTGCATCAACATACCACATTGTCCAGCACCATTGTTATATTCATCACCACGACCCATTTTAATGTATCCTTCATCACCCCATACAGTACCCCATGAATTCTTCACCAAATAATAATCACTGCCATCTTCAGTTCCATACCCTACAACCAAAACACCATGGTCTAGTTTTGTTCCACATGCTCCGCTAAATACACCCGATTTATATAGTTGAAAATCCTTCTGATCTGCCTGAATCGCAATTGATACGGGTTGCTGATTTAGCGCCTTCATCATTTCATCATCTGAACTTGCTTTTACATCAACGAAACTAGTAATATCACTATCACTTACAACCGAACAAGTTGTTTCGCAATCACCCGCACTCTTTGTTGTTCCTGAAGTATAAGGATAATCAGACTCCAAACAAAGACCGTCATTCTTCTCAATCCATGTGAACGCATTATCCATTAGTCCACCATTACAACCCATATCTTTTCCTCCGTTTCTGCGATTATCGCATGAAACAAGTTGCTGTTCGGAAAATGATTTCAAATCACCATGAGCAACAAAATATGCTCCTTCAAGTGCTCCAGTAGTAGAGAAAGACCAACAAGATCCACATTGTCCCTGGTCTTTTACTGGAGTCACGCCTCCTTTTTCAACCCAATTTACACTTTCCGCAAGACCCACATTCTTAGCATCATCCAAACAACCCTTTACACATTCTACAGTTCTCAATTTATTCGACTTATCGAAATTTTTTACACACCCAGACAAACACTTAACATTATCAATCTTGTGTTCAATATTATCCATTCTAGAACCCAAATAACCGGAAAATCCCAAATATTGCGAAAATTCGTCTCCATTCATACCCGAAAACTGATTATGACCTAAAATATACGTATTATTTTGACTATTTGTCATTTTAATATGCTCATCATTATCCAACCAGTTCGCAAACAAATGATCGCGATGACCGTCGTTCTCTATGCGAACCTTAAATTCATTCAACCAATCGTGAAATCTATCATTCACGTTATACCCACTCACAGACCCCAACATCAAAGACGCGCTAAAAACAGTTAGAAACATAGCTGACACCATAACTATTTTATATAAGCATATATTTATTATATTGTTTTGCCTAAATATTATATTTATATGCGAAAGCGAGTTGATGACAAAAATTATAAGTATCAATGTAATATATTTAAAAACTACGGTCGTTGTATATTAATGAAATTCGATGATCAAATGATCATGTCAATGGTCATCGTACCATTGTTTATGACGTTTTTTTCACAAATATTATCAAAATTTGATCAGTTTAATATACAACGATTATACGAATATTTTGCGGATTTTAATTATAAGTGTTTATTTTCAAATGCAAGTTGTGTTGTTTTAAAAGGTGAACGAATACGTAATGTATGTGAGTATTCAGGTGAAGTAGAAATAATCGAATCATTTACCAATACTTTTAAAGCATTGTGGAAACATTTAATGGAATTAAATCATGCTGACCAAAATATATATGAAGTCACTGAATTAAATACATCTTTTAGTAACGCAATAAGAAAAAAAAATGATATTTTTTATTATATTTCTCAACAACGTTGTTATATTATTGATAAAGAACTAGAGATTTATGGAAAAACATATATTAATACGGAAACACATGAAAAAAAGCGTTCATCGTCGTTGTCAACAAGTCAACATATTGTTATAGACGTCTTTTCATACAAAATTAATACAATTCAAATAAAAGAATTTTTAACTAAATTAACAACTCATTATGTAGAAACAGTTCGAACAGAACGTGAAAAAAAACAATTTGTTTATAACATTAATCAATTGGATGGTGAAAATTATTATTCCGATTGCTGGAAAGAAGACGAATTTGACACCACTCGCTCCTTTGATAATATGTTTTTTCACAACAAAGAAAATCTCCTTTCCAAACTAACGTTTTTTTTGGAAAATAAAGAATGGTATTATAAAAAAGGAATTCCCTATAATCTTGGAATAGGTCTTCATGGTCCTCCTGGAACAGGTAAAACGTCTCTCATCAAATGTA